TCCGCTATTGAATCTTTTGGCGCGGGAAAGTAGGACTTCCATGTTGCGAGCACGGAAACAACGCTGGTCTTGGTCTGGGTCTGGGTCTTGGTCTAGGTCTTGGTCTTGGTCTGGGTCTTGGTCTTGGTCTGGGTCTGGGTCTGGGTCTGTATGAACTACACTCAACTTTACGCTACATACAAACGCCACCCACAGTGGTATAACTTTTGGCGTTGGCGGGATTGGTCCATTTTTCGCGTCGACAACACACTTTATCAAAACCACGGTCTTACGCACATCCAAGCAGCGGAGATGTGTTATGAGTTGAATGTGAGGTATGCGAGATGACCAAACGCCTTAGAATACGATTTGAAAGGTATCCATGACCTATCACGTCACAACTCTACGCACTGGACAGCATTTCGTTACGGCCCAGCAACAAGGCCGTGTCGTTGCGTCCGCGATTGTCACAGGCACACTAACCAACAAAAGTCTCAACCATCTCAAACGCAGCACGCGAGCGTATTGGCGTCCGGTGCAGCTTCTTCTAAACCTTTTCCAATAGCCAGGCCAAACCCCTCATGCCTTTACCCCGTCATGTAATAGAAAAACGAAGCATAAACCGCATGGAGTTGTTGGAACATGTCAAGAACTATCTCCTTAAGAATGTTGAGGATGACTCACTCCACGATTCTCTAATCGTATTAGAGGAAGTTGAGTTTATGTGTGGGTTTAGGTTCCAACACATACTCTATACTCTTCCTCTATCACGCCAACAACGAGAGCAAGCCGAACGAAATTATATGAAAGCGGTCTTGAACTGGAAATGCTCGACGTATTCCAACTCGTAGCTCAACGTGTAGACGAAGAATTGGAGACAATTTTCTTTCACATGAACTCTAAACCATCCCCGCAACGTCCACGTCAGCTTCCAACGCGCGAACTAAATTGGGCGCGTTTTTATGGCCCTAGCACAGAGGGGTTTGGGCCTGGGCATCTTGTTTCAAACGTTCCGATGTCCGGAACACAACCTGCAACATACTCAACCGACGAAACATGGGAGTGAAACTATGGATATCGTGTTCCTAACAGTGATATTTTTGGTTCTGGTGCTGGGCGCTTGCTACATATCCGGTGAATACGACGAGGATGATGACCACTCTGGTTGGTGACAATTCATGCGCGTCGGTTGCAACTGCTGCACGCTATCCGGCCAATCCAACAATAGGTCGTCGCCTTGTGTGAGTTGTGAGAGACAGCCTTTCTGACACCCAAACATCCGACCCGCGCATTATAGTTTCAAAACGAAGTTTAACCGCAAGGAGGCTGTATGCGATTCACCTTTCAAGCACTACTGAAATCCCCATGTCCATTTTGCCAGGATGTGTGGTGTACGGTCAAAGGAACCCCTAGAAAGCGAGAAGGGGTTAAATGTCTCAGCAAGGGTCATATGTTGTATGGCGCTGCCGCTGCCACCAGAATGACCTATAAAGAAATTGTGTATGCGGTTCAACATCCGAATTTACCCACAGTGCATAAGGAGGCACTACCGCCTATGAATGTCAAACGCTAAAACGTATAAATAATCGGCAAACCTAAATTCTGTGAGGTAAGAAGGGGTCAATAGAGTGATCTATTGGCCTTTTCTTTTGTCTGAACGGGACAGTAATGAGTCGTAATCGAAAATTCCGATGGATTTTCAACGGTCGTTTCCACGAGCAAGTTCCAATAACACCCGAGGATGACATGGGTAAAGGTAAGAGCAAACGAAGCAAGTTGAAATTCGATAGAAACAATCCGACCGACCGTGCAATAGCGGAGCTATTTGCTCAGCAGGGAGAAATAATTGACATGTCGGAGCCCGAAGACGACTTAACACGTCCCAACATTCGTATCTATCGCGATGATATCATGCGAGCGGTGGAGACAATGCTTGATCGGTACACATGGCGAGCTGCGAGGGACTTGCGGGAAGAATTTGTCAGAGCACTTGACGGGGTGGTGTCGGGATACCGGGGTGAAGTTGCGCTGAATCAGTTAGTTAAGAAGGGAACAAAATATGACACGCGACGAAGCACAACAGTTGAAAGTCGGAGATAAGGTTTACGCCAAAACCGCAGGTTTCCCAACTCGCACCCTAACTGTGATTTTTAAAGACCAATCAGGTTTGGTGTTACAACCCAACAACGCGGCTTCAACTACAACTATCTATCATTCGCTTAAGGATATTTGCGGGATGAGGTCGTGGACTCTGTGTAAGCCGTATGTTTTGTTCGATGAGACTATACCAGAGAGTGTGGTTGCAGCAAACTCCACAAGTCTGCGTATACAGGAACTAGAGAGTGGATATTTTCGTTGCTGCTTTGTTAATGCGGCAGGAGAAGGCCCATCGGCTGTCTTCAGTGAACAACATCTTCGAAATCGCATCGCTCTTTACACCCGCGCTCTTGAGCACATAAAAACCAGGCCAAACCCCTCTCAACACCAACCCGAACCCGACCCTTACAAGGAGTAGTATGCTTCTTACATCCGAACAACGTAAACAAATGCTTGATGAGGTTCTTAAGGAACATCCCAGATTTCCGGGATTTGACCTGCGTTGGGGTTATGTTAACGCAATCTCTACCGAAAACGGTGGGTATTTTGTGCCTATAGAGGATATAGAAGAATGTCTTAATAAGTCCCGGTATGGTACAAAGGAGCACCCTCTTTTGCCGATGTACCCAGAATTTAGATTAGATTTTGGATGTTCTTTTGTCAGAAAAACACCCACATGTTGCGGAATTATTGATGTTGGAAACTGGGGAACCCATAACGTTACTCCTTCTCAAGAACGCAACTTCAAGCTTTTCATTGATTTTTTACACCGACAAAAACAGGGACAGGGGCTGGGTTTAAGAGCGGGAGTTGTTCTGGCTCACACCAATGATAACTATGTTGGGGTTAACAAGCTTCTTCGAGAATGCGGTTTCAAAGAACTTAATTTCTTCAACGCCAATTCGGATCACATGATGTCAATGTGGACGCTTGTTTTACATCCATAAGGAGGAAACTAATTGTTGGACCCAGAGAAAGTAAAGAGAGCGCGAGCTTACACAGGGCGTGTTGATGATCGTTATTGTATACAGCTGATTCAATTTCCTGCTTGTTGTGGTGCGGGCATCGCCTATAATTTTGATATATTCACCCCAGAGGCTACCCAAGCGCAATTTATCATGGATCTGGCTAGTTGTGGGTGGGGTGTGGTATGTGCCACCACTACAGCTAGTCAGAGAACGGGCAATAAAATTCTGAAATATGTGGGATTTCGTCCAGTATCTGTTACCAAAAACCCCAACTCCGGTAACAACGTGACATTTTGGGTTCTTGATCTCAAAGAATCCAAGAAGAAGGTGCCTGATGGTACAAATGCTTCGAACTCGTCTAGGCTATGACGAGGAGGTGGTTGGTTGTCCAACATGCGGAACTGTTCAACACCTTGTTGATGGGGCGATCCATCAATGTGGTGCGGACAATAACCCGCTTGCAGTGACAATTGATACAAAACAACTAAAGATTGCACTTCCGGCTGATTAGTGGGGGTTGTATGATTGTGTCGTTCGTAACACGATGCGGGTCGAAATATCATATCGACCACACCAACAACCTTTTTGCTCAAGAGTCTCCGATACTACGGGAGGGTCCTTTGTGGAACAAACCCATCGTTGTGATTGGTAAGCGGGTGGAAATTTGGACCTGTCCAGCACACGGTTCGGATTCTGAGGTTGCCCGAGTCATTCAAACAGGAGTTGTGGTGTCTCGGGAGGTCAGTCTTGAATCGTATCTACACTAGTCCTAAGTATTACCGAGAAACGGTCAACCAACAAATCAATCGTTTAGAGGTTGAGTTAGAGGATGCTCGCCTCCGTCATGCCCTGCGGGTGGGTAATCAATCTCTCCGCTATCTTGAAACTCGCCGAATGTGTGGCGAAGTGTTTACATCTCTTGAGACAGAGATGATGATGAATACTCAATGTAAGATAGATGGTGTAGCACCGGAGTTTATCCCGGCAGTGGTCAGTTTGATTGTCGAAAGGTATGTTCCGAAGGTGGTTTAACTTATGAAGCTAATGGGATTTGACGAAATCGTTAACCGATATGTGACGTTGGACATGGAGCATTTGGTCAAACAAAAGTGGATACAGGATTGGCGTGACCAGAACTGGGGACTAAGAAATTCGGCAGATTTAACAAAACTGCTTCCAATGAAACATCCTCACGTCTACGTTCAACCAAACAATATAAAAGGTTGGATGATGATGAGTTTTGTTGCTGCTATTAATGACAATTCCCAAATCCGTCAAATCGTTTGTAAGATACCCGCCGGAACTATGGTTAAGGGGACGTATTTCAAAGTTACACCCGATATCGCCTTTCGGGACGTAATGACAGGAATTGGATACAGCGGGTGGGACCCGGAGATTTTTGTTGAAGATGGTGCCAACAATCTGTTACCCGCTTTCACCTTTCTTCCACCAAAAGACAAGGGTATCCTACACGGCGCTGGACGGGTTTATTATGATGGTTTCCAGGCCGAATTTACCACAAATCCAATCGGTTGTCATGGACACGGATTTGATTATCTTCGACTCGGATTAAAGGGAGTTTTGACTGCGGCACGTAAAAAAGCACTCAAGGCAATTCTTTCAGTAAAGAGCGTTTATCGCATTCCAGATAGCCTTATGATATCGGCATCCGACGATCAGGTTGCCCTTGGTTGTAAGCCATCTCAAAATGTTTACGGAACCCTCCCTTATCACAACGAGGCTTCGCGAACACTTCCTTATCGTGTGTCAGGCGGACACATTCATTTTAGTATAGGTAATGCGCCGCTCGAAGAATCTCAAATCATCAATCGAATAAAGGGAATGGATTTATTTCTTGCCCTCCCCTCTGTTGGGATTTTTGCGGATGTTGATGATCCATTGCGTCGCGAGTTCTACGGGCGTGCTGGAGAATATCGCACCCCAAAATATGGTTTGGAATACCGAACGCTGTCTAGCGCGTGGCTTTGCAGCCCAAAACTGGGACACGGGATTATGGATGTGGCTCGTCGCGCTTGCGGAGCCGGATCAAAAGGGGATGTTTACGAGCTTACAGGAATCAAATCAGAAGCTGTGGTTGAAGCCATCAACTATTGCGACGTTAAAAGCGCTCGAAAGCTTACCGAAAAACTCTGGCCATCTTTCATGAGAGTCATGGAAGCACCGTGGTATAAAGAACCTCGTTTTGAACGCGCCTACAAACAACTTGTTCACGAGGGGGTTGCCGCCGGATTCCCCAACTACGACAAAATCGAAACCAATTGGAAACTTGATGGTGTGTGGGTCCCCCACAGCGATGACTCCCGTGCAACTTTTAATGCTCACTGCACTCAATCCCAATACCGAAATGCGTGAAATAGTCCCCTGTCCGATGTGTGTAGATGGTCGAGAGTTGGATTTAAACTCCGGTCAAATGCATCCGTGTCCCACTTGTGGAGGTCGTGGCGCTCTGCCGCCAAACGATATCTGCAACTGCGGTCGTCCATGCTTCGTTGAACACAACAACATTCTTTATTGTGGAAATAAGGACTGTCTAACCGAAATCGAACGCGAAATTCGAGTTCAAGGGCAGTTTTGGGGTTTTTACGCTACGGAGGATGATGATGCCGATTTTAACCCAAACACCTGGGCTATTCATCCTCACCGTATCGGGGCCTCTCGCATGGGTGGGGCGCGTCAAGACCCGCGAAATTGGAATTAAATTTTGGGAGAATATCCCCTAACAAAGTCAGAGGAAGGAGAGCATGGAAATGCCACGCTTGAAGGGCGATGTTGAATACGGTCTCGTTGTGGGGACAAACCTCCGTCAATCCACCGATTGAGGGTTTCAATATCCGTTCTAGTTGTATGAAAGACTTATCTGATGAGTAACACCTCTAGTGGCGAATAGCTTACGCTGTAAAAACGGATCATTTGGCCTACTTGTTTCGACAAGCATCCCAATTCCAGGTGCCTATTCCCTAATCAAACTATGTGGCTACGGCTTTTAGGAAATTCATATGGTTAGACTTTCAGAGGACACATTCTCCCGATACTCTCCTTCTTTGACACTCTTTTGAGGTTATATGCCGCTGTTCTTCACATATGGAAGCTTACGAAAAGGACAGTTTAACCACAGCTTCCTCCTTGCGTTAAAACCCGTCTTCAAGAGAACCGCGCAAATTAAAGCAGATATGGTGGATTTAAGATTACCCTTTCCAGCAATAAAAGAGGGGTTTGGCCTGGTGGAAGGTGAAATTTATGAGGTAGACAAACATGGATTTGCCGAACTGGATCTCCTCGAAGGACATCCTCACTTTTACGAGCGACGCACAGTTACAACCACCGACGGAGATGCTGTTGAAGTCTACTTTGGAACAGGGGTCCTTTATCTCCAGGCCAAACCCCTCTCAACTGAGGGTTGATGATGATTCAATGTCAGTCCTGATGGCGGAAGGTTATTAAAGGAGATTTTTTATGTTTGATTGGTTGTTTGGAAAGAAGAAAACAATGGAACCGTCGTCGGCTCCGATTTTGCCTCATCACATTCCAACTCATGTTGCGATGCCTCCGAGCGTGCATCCTCCCTTTCACAGTCGTCATGAGCAACCAACTCCAATTCGATTGGTCCACGGGCAGGCTCCTCGACCCGTGGAGGAAGACAATCCTCTGCCATCTTTTATTGCTGGAGCTGCTTTGGGCGCAATGTTGAGTTCGAATGACGACTCTTCATCAAGTTCTTTCTCCGATTCAACACCGTCTTTTTCTGATTCGTCCTCATCTGATTCGGGTTTTAGTTCGGATGGCGGGTTTGGTGGGGGCGACTCCGGCGGTGCTGGTGCAAGTGGAGATTATTAAGTTCCCTTCGGGGAAAGTCGTAACGCCCGGATGCTGCCATGTTGTGGGTCCGACAAAAGCGTTGCGCATTAGATTGAGAACGTGAGCCTGGCTCCATGTTAGAGTATTTTTTCAGTGAGTTGGAGCTACCAGCCTTCTCGAAGAAATATCTCTAGGCGTTTTCTTTCTAGGGTGCATGGAGAAAGCGCACTTTCGGGTGCCCAACTCTCTAGGGGCGGATACTAGGCCCGATCAGCCTAGCCTGACAAAGAAAGTTCGTACCTGGCCAACGGAGGTTCTTGCAAAGGGCTTGAATGTCTCCGTTGGTTACCAATTTTAGGAGCAAAGATGACACTCAAAGTACCTAATTCGATGATTCGTCATGTGTGTTATCAAACAAACTACAGGCTGCCACAGTTGGAAAGGTTAGCTGTTGAGCGAGCACCGAAGAAGGTTATTCCGATAACGAACATCCGGGGATACACCCCATCTCGGATAACTCTTCGGGAGGGTAAACTAAAGGGAAACCTTCCTCGGGATGATTACCGCTTTTTTCTGGGAACGTATGGCGGCGACAATGAGATTGGTGTTTGTCGGTGGTGTGGTATAGTAACACACAGTTCTAAAGAACGTCGTGAGCATGGAAAAAGTACGTGTAAATGTTCTTTGGTTGAGCTGTATGGGATTTTGTTGATCGGTAAAAAATGCGCTATTTGCAACGCCTTTACAGGAGAAAAATGTTGGGGACTTCCTCTTTGTAAAGACGGATGTCAGAATGAGTGGATGGTTCATGCTTCACCGACATTTAAAATGGCGGCAGATAGGTTGCGTATTTCAAAAAAGGAGCCAATCTCTACCAAATGAGAACTTATGATAATCGTTGGTTGGTAAGAGCTTCTACAGCAGCTCAGGGGAATAGGCGGATTCCTTATGCCGCTTTTTCGGGGAAGTATCCCATTCGAATTTATATTCGACTAATGTTTTATGCGTCAAAACAAGGTCGCTGGATAACCCGATTTAGCTATAACGGACGATATTCGTTGTCGGCGATTCGGCAGGGTTTTCGCGAAAGAAATCGGCTTGTAGTGGAGGTGGGTTTAGAGGGTGTTTCTCTCCGTGTCATAGAGTATCATCGTAATGGGGTTATTTATGAAGGAGATGGAACGAGCGGTCTTTCTTTTTATGGACATAATCACGTTCATTTTCAGTCTGGAAATATCCCTACTCGCAATAGCACTGCTGTCGTATGGTCGGGTTTGAAGGACCCAGAAATTCCTATTCGTTGCGATTCTTTTGTTATGTTGGTTCCAAAAAGTCAAATTCCAAAAAAGGATGATGTGAATGGCTGGCGCATATTGTATAAACAAATGCGTGCTCGTCGATATCGCAATATGGTGAATTAATCATGTTACTAGGAACTCAAGTTCGCCGGGAATTTGACAGAGCCTTGATACGGGGAGAGAATGTAATGAATCTTCCTTTGGACTGCACCGAGTCTACTAAACTAAAGTGGTTGGAACGTGCCGATAAGGACATAGAAACAGTTAAATGTCCGATTTTGTCGCAAGGCCGCAGGATAAATAATTTTTGTCTAGGTTCAGATCCGGAATTTGTTTTTGCCCGTGAAGGTGGAAATCGGATTGATGCGGCAACGTTGGGATTGAAACCTGGTTTGGCGGCGGGGTGCGATCAAAACCAACGTCTCGCTGAGCTTAGAGGTTGGCCTTCTTCTTCCGTACTTGAACATGTGGCCGGTATCCTGGCATCGTTGCGCTGGATGTATAGGGTATATCCGGATACTAGAGAATATGCTTGGCGAGCAGGTGGGTGGTATTTAACAGATGGTATTGGTGGACACGTACACTTTGGGCGTAAACGACCGACTCGTGATCCAGAAGTAAGGGGTTTGGATGGGCTAGCCTTTGCCTTTCGGGCAATGGGATTTTTTAACAATGCCGAATGGGACCGACGAAATCGAGGTGACGAACACCGACAGGTGTACGGTTTGTATGGGGATATTCGTCCTCAACTACATGGATACGAATATAGAACACTTCCTTCCTGGCTTGATACACCTGCTAAAGCATTTATAGTATTAACAGCTTCTAAGTTGGCGATTCTTGACCCAGAGCTTCTAAGTTCTTGGCCAACTTCTGTTGTTCTGGCGCCTCAAAAGGGCCAGCAGTTGTTGCGGTATTTGGCACGATATTACGCGGGGCGAGACGACGATGCTTGGATTTTAAAATACATGTTGCAATCACGCTCCACAACTCTTGAAGCTGCTTTTGATGGGATGAGGTTCAACACTAATTTCAAACCATATTGGGGATTTAGCCCCCGCAATGACACTATCTCCAAACTCCCTTCCAAAATTTTACCTGCGTGTATCGAACCTTGCGCAAGCGAAATAAAGGAGATAGAAAAAAATCTTTTGGAGTTCAAACCGCTAACTTTTGTTGAAAATGCCCCAACATTCAAAAACGAAATTCCTAAAAATTATTACTGGCTATACGGGGACGGAATACGGGGTCAAGGACGAGCAGGAGTGGGTGACTTGTTGCATAACATGGTCGGTCACTCATCTTATACCATAGGTTTTGTCTTTGATGAACGGTTTTCGATAAGTCACGATCTTTATTCCGAGTGGACTCCGGAAGAGCAAAAAATTGTTATAAAAATGTTTGGAAAGTTCTCAATAAATCGAGGACATTCGAGAGTGATTGTACTACCAAGAAATTTGACGATTGTTCCTGAAATAGCAAAAACCAGAATTTTCTTTTTAAAGATGGGCCTGTTTCCACTATGGACAGTTGAGACAGTAGAAGAGAAGTCATTCCAATCGTGGTTGGCTTCTCGGAAAAAACTTACAAAAACTAAACCTCTTGCAGAGGAAAGGACGCTTTAAATGTGTGGAATTGCTGGAGTTAGAACATATGGCAAAGAACCCATAACCGCGGTTGAGTTGAAAATTTTGCTCAACAAACTGGAAAGACGGGGAACCCACGCCACCGGAATTGCGTTGCTGACAGCGGGGCGTATCCATATTTTGAAAGATGCGGTTCCTGCGTGGTCTTTTACGGCGGCTAAAACCACCGATGCTTTTTTGGATGAGTTTCTTACTCCTGAAACCACAATGGCGCTTCTTCATACAAGATTTGCCACAGTTGGACCGCCCCAAAACAACGACAACAACCATCCAATGTTTCGCGGACATTCAGCGGTGGTTCACAACGGACATATCAATAACCACACACAGTTGTTTTCCAGTGAGAAAGTAGAGCGTTCCTGCGAAACCGATTCCGATATTATTCGGGGCCTGATAGACAAATACGGAATGACGGATAAAGGTTTAGAAAGTCTTCCTAAGCTTTCCGGATCAGCGGCTATTGCAGCTTTCTCGGAGGACGATCCCGAAACATTATTGCTGGCCCGGAGTGGCTCGCCTTTAACTTATGGGGTGAGCACGGTTACTTACAAGTTATGGTGGGCTTCCGAACTCCCGGCAATTCAAGCAGCAGTAAAACCTTTTGTAAATGTTCATGGTTTGTGGGCGCGTGGACCAAGACCGGACGTGGCGTACTTCACTATGCCCGATAACACTGCCTATTTGTTGGGACCAAAGGATCATCTTACCCGTCGTCCATTTAACAGCTGCACGCACTATCAACAACCCGACTATTCCCGCGTATACGGTGAAACTTACGGCAACCGTATGAGAAGCTTTAGTCGCGAACATCAAAGCACTATTCGAAGGGTGCTTCCTGCGTCGTCTAGTGTTGCAACGGTGGACGGCTTCGGTTTCACCCATAAAATTGCTCCCTGTAACCACTGCCATACAGCAAACAAAATTTTAAAAGATGAAAAATTTGCTGATTGGCTCTGCACCAACACCGCATGTCGCAAGCCCCTTGACGAACTGGACAAGATTCCAGTCGATGAATTAAGATGGAGGAACTAGGTTGAATTTTCACATTGCCCGCACAGCCTCTACCACAGGTAATCTTCTTCAAACATTAGTCAATCAACAACTGACCGGCAACACTGATACTGCACATGTTTGTTATGGGGTGGGTAGACCGGACAATGCGAGAACGTTAAATGCGAATTGTTCAAGATATAGCAAGTTAGAACAAGCCCGACTTCTTTCAGAGGGGTTAGGGCCTGGGGCCTTGCGTGTATTTGACACCATAGAAGGAGCTGAAAATGCAATTCGAGTCGGTGGTAGTCCCCTGTTTGCTCGGACTTTTGTGCATTCTAGGGGTCGTGATATCCGTCCAGTTTTGGATGCTTGGCAGTGCCGTCCACTCTTTGAACGAGGGAATGTCTTTTTTACGGGTTTTGTGCCGTCGAATCGTGAGTTCCGGGTATGGATCTACCGACAGCGACATCTTGGCAGTTATGAAAAGATACTTCGTCGCCCGAACGACTGTCAACGTCTCGGAAGAAACCACGATAACGGTTTCGACTTCTCAGGGATCGAGGGTGATGACGTTCCCGAAGGGCTCAAAAATATCTCCAGACAAGCTATTAGAACCCTTGGTCTCGACTTCGGGGCCGTTGATGTCCTGCAAGGACTAGATGGGGGCTATGTGGTGCTAGAGGTTAACTCAGCTCCAGGGGTCAGCAACGAGCGTCGTCGTGTCATCCAAGCTCTTGCACATCGAATTACTCGTTGGGCGGCGAATGGTTGTCCAAATAGAAGGGATGAATAAATGGCTGGAGTAACCAAACATTATGTTTTGTTTTCCGCTGACGGGACTTTTTTGGACGTAAAAGCGCTTCCTCCGTTACAACACCTGATCGAGCGCCTCGCGGGGTTGTCTTTGGTTCGACAAGAATTTCCAGGTATTGTCCGAGAGGTACGAGCTTTATCGACTTCCCGCTCTTGGAGAAAGCGGCTTATCAAAACTTATGAAGTTTATAAGGTGCTTTGTACTGCGACAAAAACCAAAGGCTGGAGACTGGCAGAGTACCGTGTTCGCAAGGGACGAGGACTGGGCAGCCACAGTGCCTTCAAGGCGATAGCCTCCAACTATCGGGCTTTTTCCGTGCCAAAGAAAGCGGTAAGGGTTACGTTTGCTGATAACCCAAGAGCCAACCGTTGGACCCTTGACAACCCTTTTAACCCTGAAGAAGGGGTTCCAGAAGGAAATACCGGAACAGCGCAAACAATAACACCGCTGCCACGACATCTAGAGCCACAATTTAATATACAACGGTATATGTCGAATGTCCCCAGAACCGGAACAGGTCGCACTCCATGACAGATCGTTGGGATAGAAGAGTGGATTTCGCTTGCAGCAACGTTCTCAGTTACATCGAATCACGCAAAATTGTATGCTGCAAAATACACGGAGCTAACCAACCCTTTTCTCTGGTGCAGGATTCAAGTGGATGGAGAAAAGTCTGCAATCAATGCGTTGAAAATTTCTTCAAAGAGATTGGGGTGCCGGTAAAACCAGAAGTTGTTGATGTGTGTTTTGAGGATGGCTGCACCAACGATGCTAACCCCGCCGCCCGATGTCTTCTATGCCAAGAGTTGTTTTGCAATATCCATATGACAGATGATTTTGTTTGTCAATCGTGTACAGAAAAGACCGACAATGGACTTACATGAGGCCCCAGGCCAAACCCCTCTTATAGGAGAGAATCCGGAAAATGCCCTCTACGAAACGTGGAAAAAAGCTTCTGAAGCTGCGCGTCCACCGATTGAGCAAGCGTTGGTTCCACTTCTATATCGTCACGCATCCAAGGTTTGTTGGATGGTTCTTCATTCTAATCAGCCTGATTTAATTGGAACGATTATTAATGATGTGTTTCTTGGAATGAGAAAATTTAAGGGGGACAGTCTTTTTTCTACTTGGGTTCACGCTCTTGCACTGTATCGGTGTAGAGCGGAACTTCGAAACATTCGACGCAGGAAAGAGGTAAACGGGATTGTTGATGGGGGTGTTTCGTATAGTGTGAGGGGTTGTCAAGAAACTTCTAGCGTGGTCCAAAATTTGGTGTCCAAGTTGGGTAAACGAGAACAGGAATTGGTTCGATTAAAGATTGATGAAGGTTTATCTGACAAAGAAATAGCGGAAGTTCTTGAGCTTCATCCCGTTTATATTCAAAGACTTTGGAAGGCATTACGAAAGCGATTGAGGTCGATGTATGGAAGGAAAGCTTCTTAATTCGTTTCTGTTGGGTGCAGACCCAGAATTGATTCTTCTTGATCCGCCAGCGTTGATTAATGGCAGTCGAGAACACAAAGCTGGATATCATTATGGGTACGATCATGGTGGCTATGTAATTGAACCACACCCAAGTCCGAGTTTATCGGCGCGAACCGTGTGTGCGAATATCAAGAAGTCGTTGGATGTGATTTCCAATCGTTTTCCCTCTTATAGACTTAGAGCAGGAGCTTATTACCGCGACCCGGATCGTAGAGATGTCACTCTTGGTGGTCATGTGCATCTTGATCTTCAACATCTTTCTGCCGCCCAGTTGAAAGCAATGGACATTTTTGCAACCTCACTTGAAGCCCTTGAGATTCTTCCAAGCAAAGAAAACAAGTTGCGTTGTGGGAGCGGTCATGGATATGGAAAATTGGGGGATATCCGTGCTGAACACGGGCATGTAGAGTACCGATCGCTTTGTTCATGGTTGTTTAGTCGAAAAACATCCATGCTCTGTATAACTGGTATTAAGCTGGCTGCGGTGGCTCCGGATACCGTCAAATCTGCGGATTCTTATACCAAACTTTTGCGCTGGTTCGAAGAATTTAAAGGAAAGGATGATGATGTTGATTGGATTCTGGATCGAGAGTATTTCGCGTCATCTTTGGAAGCCAAGCCAGACGCTAATGTAAAAGCGGTTTGGAAAGTAGACCCCGATAAAGCAAAGGAGTGGGAACAAGAGGTTGCGACAATGGTTCCAACCAATATAGTTAACATGGCCGATCTTGAACGGCGGATGCTAACAGAGGATTATTTCCCTAGTGGAGTGGAGTATGAAGAAATTCGTCGTCGTTCTCGGGAGGGTAGTGAACGAGCAGCTACTCTATGGAGGTTAATTCATCGTACGGAGATTTTAAGGGCCGCCCGATACGCACAACAACCACTTGCGGCCACAAATAACAATAACATGACCACAAATAACAATAACTTTGAAAATTTATTGGGCGGGATTCTACAAAACCCGGATCTATATACCGGTCGTCGTTAAAAATTTTTCCGCATTTTTTGTGTGGAATTTGTATCATTTGTAACACTAATAGGCAGACTTGATGAAACCACGAGCTTTCTCTAGGGGTACGGCTCTTAGAGTATTTTGGGTGGATTCTTCTCAAACAGCGGGATGGAAATACGATGAAAACATTCCAGTTATGGTTGAGAAGATAGCCACCCTTGGTTGGGTTACGGATACGTCTTCTGATGGAATTAATATGACTTCAACTCTTTCAAAACATGGAGGAGTTTTGTCATATATTTCAATTCCCTGGAAGGCCATAGTCCACATTCAAGAATTAAACGAATGGGATCGAGATGCGAATTTACCGCTCTAACCGGATAAATTGGCTCTCGCGGTATTAAGATTGGTATTTGATCGTTCTCTCCTCACATTTGATGCCGCCCGGCATCGACATCTCTATGACGGTAAACAACTTATTGGTGTAACAACAGCCCTGGGGATGATATCTAAAGGGGATGCGATAACACAATGGGCGGTCAATCAATCACTCGAATTTTTGACAAATGCATTCGCGCAAGAGGGGGAATATGCGCCTGAGGAAATTCAGGCCTTCTTACTACAAGCTAAATATGCCTGGCGAGCTAAGCGTGATGAAGCAGCTGATATAGGCACTCAAGCCCACAACTGGATCGAATCTTATTTAAAAGGGGAGAACCCTGATCTTATTTGGCCAAAACATCCCGCTGTACGTAAATCTTGTGAAGCAGCAGTTAAATGGACGGAGGCCCATCATTGGCAAACAATTGAAATCGAGAAGCAAGTCTACCATCCAAAACTTGGGTACGCTGGAATTCTCGACTGGTGGGTTTTCATTGATGGTGTACCCTCCATTCCAGACTGGAAAACTTCCAAAGCTATTTACAGCACCCATCGGTACCAAACTGCAGCCTATCTTAAAGCGGTTGAACTTGAAACCAGAGAATATATTCGTAACCGCTGGGTCTTGCGAATTGATAAATCTACTGGAGAGTTTGAAGATGTTAAGTTACAACGAGGTACCTTAGCCGATGACTGGCGTTGTTTCAAAGCAGCCCTTGCATTATATAAACGTGAAAAGCAGTTAAAAGAGGAGAAGTAATGTCCCTAGAAAATCGTGAATACGAAGTCGAATTGACTGTAACCAGGCATCATCTTTTTACCACGTTTTCTCGTTCTCCGGAGGAGGCTATTGCGGACGCAGAAAATATGTTAGAAGACGGCGATAATGGGGAAATTGTAGTAACTGAAATTGAAGTTGCTGACGCCTACCCTACTGATGAGCTTTCTTCCGAGGATGATGAGGAGATGGATGACGATACCGACTAATCCTGTACGTATTGGAGGGGTTGGGCCTGGGGTTATTGAATATAAACGAGTTAGCCAAGAACCCCCTAAACGTCTTGTCCTTTCTGTTGATAGTCCTCCAAAATGGGGTAAAACTCATTTCTGTTTGACCGCTCCAGATCCCATAGCCGTTCATAACCTCGATCTTGGCCTAGAGGGAGTGGTTGAGGCGGAAGAATTCAAGAGCAAAGAAATCTATGTCTTTGACTATCAAATTCCTATGTCCGCTACACTACCCGGCTCAGAATTTTCGGGAATGGCCGATGCTGCTCAGAAAGTCTGGAAGGAGTATGTACGCAATTTCCGAGATTCTCTGTCGAAAATGCGGACGGTTGTGGTGGATACAGGGTCGGAGGCGTGGCAACTTGTACGATTGGCTCGTCTGGGTAAACTCACCTCCGTACTTCCGGTACAATATACAGCAGTCAATGCGGAGTTCCGACAACTTACTCAGATCGCTTTGTCGCAAAACGTCTGTAATGTTATCTTTACTCACAAGGTAAAGGATGTATATAAGGATGACAAGAAAACGGGCGAGGTAGAGCGAGCGGGTTTTGGAGAAATAGAATACGATGTTCAAACTGTTCTTAAGGCTTCTAGGGACTACGCAAAGACCGGAGTTGACCAGTTTGGATTGGAGATCGCAGCATGTCGCGCCAATTTATCGGCCACCGGAAAGAGATTTGTTGGAGCAGATTGCACCTTTGCTAAGGTTGCCGCAGCAATCTATCCGTCCACAACCGAAGAAACCTGGAAATAATTTCATTTTTTAGGTTGTATTAGTACCCATTTTGGATACTAATACACACAATCAACAGGAGACAAAGGGTTGTACCTGAGTTGAACGTTGATGGTCAACCTAAAGGGGTTAGAGCCTGGGTTGGTTGTGCGATAGAACCGGGAAGTCCTTGAAAATATCGGGAACTCCGTTCTGAGGGGTTCGGACCCGTGCCTGGCGAGGCTCCCAAGGTTCTCCTATCCAACAACCACCCAAGTTTCTAACCCCTTTATTTGTTTGGAGATAGCTTTGGAGAATTTTATTATGAATACGATTATAGTCGTTATAATGCTATCATCCTGGCATCTCCACCGGCACGCTCAACTACCTCCAGTTGAAGTACCCCCCACCATTGAGCAACAAAGAGAAGACTATGCCCAAGCACTGGGAGGATGTTCGTATCAAGACGGAATTTATTTCTTCTCTGGTAAAGATAAAGAAATAGGTATGTCTGATAAATCCTGCGGTGAGGCATATGAAGACTGGCGACATCGCAATACACCAGCCGTTGTTATGAGCAGAGTTTAGAGGTTCAATGTACAGAACCAATCGCAGTATTTTGAAAGAAATTTTACTTGAGGTGAAAAATTTGTCAGCAACTATTGTAACTCGTGCAGCTTTCGATGCGGCTCTTACGGCTGCAGTAACCACCATTCAGACCGCCATCAGCGACCTGCAGGCCAAGATTGCTGCGGGCGGAGTAACGACTCCAGAAGATTTTACAGCGGAACTTACTACGCTTCAGGGACTCGTTAGTACGGCGACTGCTGCGGACCCCGGTCCACAGGCCGCTTCCACAACGTCCGGCAGCTAACTAAACTCCAAAGCTTTTATCCGATGAGCTTTATCAACGGAATATTGAACTAATTGGGAGCGCTCATTGTCAGGAACAGCATGGACTGAAGTAGATTTATCAACAATACCCACAGATAATGCAATTATTCCGGAAGGTAAGTATACGTTTGAACTTCTTCCCGGAGCACGCTATTCAAAGTGGGATGCAGGACGTATTGAATTTGCAGGAAAGGTTTCGGGTGGCGAGTTTCCTAATAAGGTGATTTACTCTAGCTACCCCGATCCTGAAAAGGTAGGAAATTGGGTTCACGGAGTTTTCGTTCGTATGCAAAACGCTGCAGGTGAAGGCTATGAAATTGAACCCAACGAAGATCCGGTTGCTTATTTAAATCGTGTTGCTGGTATTCATTTTGTTGCAAAGGTACTTCATCGTACTTACGACAAAGATGGAGAAAGCGTCACCAAGGAAGACCTGAAAATTGGTAGCATTTCGCCAGTTAAGTAAAGAACTGTGGATGATGACTTTGGGCACCTCCGGGTGCCCTTAGTTATAGGAGAGTGGTTTATGTTGGATCATATTGGATGGGTCATTTGTTTCGTTATTGTTGTAGTTGCGATTTTTTGTAGCAAAGGACGGTTTCCTGACGATGACGATCCCCAACACCCAGCCTGTTGAATGCGACTGTCAGTGTCATAAATTGCGTGGCCACAACCAAGTAACGTTTTGTGGTTTTTGTTGGACTTGTCACACCTATCGCGATAAACGCGGATTAATTAAATTAAGGGAGCCTACAGATGCCGTTGAAGACAGGCAAGAGTCAGAAAGTAGTTAGTGAAAACATAAAAACCGAGATGGGTGCAGGACGACCGCAGAAACAAGCGGTGGCAATTGCGCTCAGTAAAGCTGGAAAGAGTAATAAAAAGTGAAAGTAGTTTGCATATCCGATACTCATGACGTTCACTATCCAGAACTTCCGGAAGGGGATATGCTGATTCACGCTGGGGACGTTTCTTTAAACGGAAGTCCCCAAGAAATTACGAGATTTTTAGATTGGTTTGAAAAACAACCTCATCGACATAAAATTTTTGTAGGTGGTAATCACGACCGTTCGTTGGAGCAATACGGATGGGGATTTTTCGAGCGAAAAGGCATTACGTACCTCGAAAACTCCTCCACAAAAATTGAAGGTTTTAAAATATTTGGTTCTCCTGCCTCTCGTACCTTTGGTCACATCTGCGCTTTTATGCGAGAGGAAGAAGCCCTACGAAGACTTTGGCTGGGTCTTGATGGCACTCACGATATAGTTATCACCCACAGTCCGGCCAAGTGGTTTAGAGATTCTGAAGCCGATGGTGTGCCTCTGGGCAGTGAATCGCTAGCAGAATTTCTTCGATACGCCAATCCCTTACTCCACGTATGCGGACACATACACGGCGGATACGGACAAACGGAGCACAAAGGAACTCAGTACGTAAACGCATCGCACCTGGATGTTACGTACCGAAAGTTCAATGCTCCTATTGTAGTAGACCTAGAAGATATAAAGAAAAAAATAAACTCCAGGCCCTAACCCCTCTGGGAGCCAACCTGAAAGTTTGTGAAATAGCGGCTTGTGCTGGGTGTCCGCTAAGAAAGAAAAATCCAGATGCTATATTTGTTCCTCCTCGTGTTGGCAGTAATCTTCGTTTGGAGATTGGTGACTACCCAGGACGTGTCGCTGCAGAGCTTGGACATCCCCTTGGTGGTGGCTCCGGTGGCTGGCTCACGTCGATGTATTCTAAAGCCGGTCTTGAAGAAAAAGAAAACTCTGTCCTAAACGTAATTCAATGTAAACAACCCGAAGAGGAGTTTCCGAAAAATGAGCATGAGGCCATCGAGCACTGCCGAAAAGCCCACGTGGAACCCTTCCTTGCATCCAAACCTTGGACTCGTGTTGATGTGTTTGGAGAATATCCGCTCAAATATATTCTCCAAAAGAATCTTGAAATCTCTAGATGGCGTGGAACTATTTTATCCGTACCAGCTCTCGACAATTCAAAGATTGCTATTCCTACCTTCCATCCTAGATATATCGCCAAAGATCAAGCCATGTTCCCGGTGGCGATTAATGATCTACGGAAAACGCTCACCGTTGAACCAGAATATTATAACATTTATCCCTCCCTCAACGATGTCAGACAATTTCGATCAACCCGCTTTGCTTTTGACATTGAAACAAATGGATGGACAAAAGAGATCAACATTGTTGGACTTTGTTCAGAAGATTATAGGGTAATAGTTGTACCATTTATCGGAGAGTATGTTGACGAGTTACGACGCATATTTGCAAACGCCACAGAAGTCATTGGTCAGAATCTGGTTCAGTTTGACTTACCTGTGTTGGCTCACAATGGCATTTATATTCGTGGCCCTGAAGAGTGTGTGGTATGGGATACGATGCTTATGCATCATCTACGCTTCCCAGTATTCCCCCACGATCTTGAGTTCATTGGCAAACAATTTACGAACAAAGGCGCATGGAAAGCCGATAAAGTTTCTTTCGAAACATATTGCGCGAGAGACGTTGATGTCACCTGGCGATCCTTTCATCCGCTTAAAGAACTTTTGGTTCAAGCCGGTCTCTTAGATAACTATAAATATATCAGTTGGCCGCTGGCTAAAATTTGCAAATTGATGACCGATATAGGTTTATCCCGATCATTCAATCGAATTGCTAAACTTCGGGATGAGCTACACGAAATTATCAAAGTACAAGAGGGGTTATTGCCTGGGCATCTTAGAACTTTTACTAAGTATGTAAACAAGCGAAAACCGGCTCCCGAAGGTACAGTCAACGAAAAAGGCAGACTAGTTAAGTATATTTATGAGCCGGTAGCGGAGGTTGAGGTTCCTTGGCGGTCGTCGGCTGTCAAAATGAAATTCCTCTATGAGGAGCTTCGGGACGCTAAGGGTAAAAAGCTTGAAGTGGTTAAACACATCAAGACGAAACAACCCACAACCGACAAAAATGCCCTTGACAAGTTGTATGTTCGTCATAAACTACCGGAACTTCGGGCACTTAAAGAGCTTCAACGCTGTGCCACACTGTTGCAGGGTTTTGCTAAAGAGGACTTAAAAGTAAACGATGTCTTACACCCATCTTTCAACCCCCACGGAACAGAAACAGGACGTCTTAGTTCGAGTGGTCCTAACATTCAGAACCAGCCAAGCGCTGTGCGATATTCTTACGTCCCAAGAAATGCCGGAGGAAAGATTGTCTCGGTTGATTACTCGGGCATTGAAAACCGACTCGTTGCGGATTTTGCGAGAGATCGAAAACGTAGAGAGTGGTTCAAAGACATCAATTTCTCTGAACATAAATACCTAGCGGCTCTTATTGAAGGAATTGCTTATGAAGAAGTCGTCAAATCCAAGGACAAAGATTCTCCTTATGCAATGGCGAAAGTCATTGTCCACGGGTCTGACCGTCTCATGGGTGCTAAGAAAATTGCCGCCCAATATGACCTTGACATTGATCGAGTAAAAGATTTTCAAGCAATTTGGAAGAGAGAAATCTCGGATACTATTGCTTGGCAATCCCGAGTAGGAGCAGAGGCTGCTAGGATCGGCTGGCTCTCTAACCCCTTCGGGCGTAAGTTGTGGTTGTGGGAAAGCAATTCAATAACTAAGGCGGTGTCGTTTATGCCTCAGTCCACAGCTGCTGATGTTATCTTTCGGGCTATGATTGCGCTTATGTATGAGCGCATTGGATGGCCAAAAGAGTGGGCATTAAAGATTGCACCGTACGTGGAATCGTTGCCTGAAGGGGTCCTACTGCTGGCCCAGGTACACGACGAATTGTTGTGTGAAACCGAAAATGCAGATCAAGTAAATCCTACACTAGAGGTTCTGGAACGGGTGATGACGCAACCCTGGCCAGAGTTAAACGGGTTGTCCCTTCCTATAGGGAAGGCGTCAGGTGATTCTTGGGGAGATTGTGAATGAACGTAGAAGTTGGTAAAGTGGCTTTTATGAAGACCAGCGACGAACCTGTTTTTGTGTTGGAGATTGATGGAAAGGTAGCCCGTGTTCGTAGACCGGTGCAGACAGAGGATGGGGTTTTTCATCGTACCGAAACCTTCGAACTCCGGGAGCTACATACGAAGAAGGCTGCGATTGTTGCAGAGATGGAACTTAATAGGTTTATGCTGGAACAGCGGGATCAACTTGCCGATGAGCGACGTAAAGCATCAAAGGATGCCGGTGATCCCTTTTCGGAACCGAAGGAATCCTTTCTTAACTAGTGGACCTCAACATCCCGGATTGTCTACCGCATGATAGTTGGTTCCGACGTTGGATGGATATATGGCCCACGTCGGAATCACCTAAGCCATTTATTTTATTCTCTGCGATGGCGATGTTTGGGGCTTGTTTAGGAAGACGAGTTTGGTTGGATCAAGACATACATCAGGTTAGGCCAATGCTTAATGTGCTGTTGATTGGTCCCTCGGGAATTGGCAAGAGTACCGCTGTAAAAATTGCCAAACGTCTTCTTCCATACGTACCAGAAAGCCATCGTGCCCAGTTTATTGAGGGTGGGTCTACAAAAGAAAAGCTCCATCAGGATTTGCTAGATCAACCAAAAGCAATCTTATTTGCGCAAGAACTGGCAGCATTCTTTTCCAAAGAAAAATATAAGGAAAACCTGATACCATATGTCACTAATCTTCTCGACTATGAAGACGTTATTGAACTTAGAACTCGTCGAGATGGTACTAGCCGTGTTATTGAACCTAGCGTTTCTATCATTGGTGGCTCTACACTGGAGTGGTTGCAAAATATGCTTCCTGATAGCGCTGTCAGCGGCGGTTTTCTTGCACGTTTCCTTATTCTTAACGAGGATTCTAAGGGACAGAAAATTGCGAATCCTCATCGCTTGTTGTCAAGCCGTTCTAAGGCAGCACTCGAAGTAACTCGCAACAAAGTCTACTCGGACTTCTCCGATCTCTTCACAGTCCACGAAGGCAATATGGACTACGAAGATTACGAAGCTGCTGAAACCTATGCAAAGTGGTATAACGCCTATCAACCCGAAACTGGATATCTTGCTCCGTTCGCTGCAAGAGCTGGAGAGCTTATCCTCCGCTTGTCGATGCTCCTTGCTATATCATCCAGACGAACTACCATCTCAGCGACAGACATTACTAGCGGTATTGCGCTCTACGCTTACGTTGCAAGCCGCCTTGGGCGAGTTGTTGTAGCGACTAATGTGCAGGGTAAGGTCGGTGAATTGGTCAGAAGTACGGTTAGTGGAGAGGGGTTGGGGCCTGGCTCTATTGTGGGCTTGCTCCGAGTTCAAGCTCCATATTCTGATATCGAAAAACACTTAGAGGGACTTATATACTCTGGATCTCTAACTAACGAAGAAGGAAAGATCAGACATTCCGAATGACGCAGGGCATTAAGATTACCCCCAGGCCAAACCCCTCAGAAGGATAAACTTTTGGCCAACAAACCGAATTTGTGGGTTTGTTTGTTCGACCTACACCACCCAAAGGTCCACAAACCTACTTGGAATGCTGCACTTGATTTTATTCAGAAGAATTCTAAGAAGATTGCTGGGGTCTACTTCGGTGGCGACCAGTTTGATAACTCGGAAATCTCCCACCATAACGCAGGTAAACCTCTCTATAAACCAACAGGGAGTTATGCAAAGAATACAGAATCCTTTGATAAGGATATTCTTTGGCCGTTAGAGAATGTTCTTTCCAAAGGTACTACAAAGATTTGGCAGATAGGTAACCATGACGATTGGGAGCTACAGTTTGTCGAGAGCCACCCAGAATTTGAGGGAGCGGTGGAGCGTCCAATCCTTCTTAAGCTGGAGTCGCGAGGTTGGGAGATTATCCCTTGCGGCTCTGGTTATCAGCTGGGTAAGCTCACTCTTATACATGGGGAGACTCTTTCAGGGGTGGGTAATCAGGCTGCAGGTTATCACGCGAAAAAAGCCGTGGAGACTTACTGTGGAAGCGTTCTCTACGGGCATATGCATTCACCTCAATCTTACACGAAGGTGTTGCCTCACCATCAGACAGATAAGTGGCAAGGAATCTGTGCCCCCATATTGGGCGCGACCAATCCTGGATACCTACGTAACAGACCTACAGCTTGGCTCAATGGTTTCTGTGTGGTCGAGATGCAAGAAAACGGAAACTTCAACGTTTATTCCGTTGTGGTAGTTGGCGGAAAATTTAGCTTTGGTGGGGTGGTTTATGGAAAGTAAAAGACCACCCTTGACGGTGGCTATTGATTTTGATGGTACTCTTTGTGATGCTTGCTTTCCGGATATTGGTACAATAAAAGAGGGGGCACGTGAAGCGCTTCAGTTCTTTAAGGATTTGGGCTATCGTATCATTATTTACTCGTGTCGTACTTGCCATTGGCACCACGACATATTCGGTGGCAGTGTTGATGAACCCTCAATGGAACGGACAACAGTTAGGCAAATGGTTGCTTGGCTGGATTCCAATGGTCTGCCTTATGATTTGGTGGATGATGGTAGCCGAGGAAAGGTTGTCGCCGATTACTACATAGATGACAAAGCTATACGATTTGACAATAACTGGCCAGAGATTCAGTTTTTTGTAGGGGTGTCCCATGCCGCTTCCAACTGATCCAAAGGATCGAAAGAAAACCCCTCTTTGGTCTGGGTTAGTTAAATATTTTCCAGATGCCCTTATTGCGGTATCTCAAGTATCCTACGCTGGAAATGAACAACATAACCCAGGCGAACCTCTTCACTGGGCGCGAGGGAAATCAATGGATCAAGAAGATACTTTGCTTCGTCATCTATGGGAAAGTGGGACAGTGGATATTGATGGACACAGACACTCAGCAAAAGTTGCTTGGCGCGCCCTTGCCATGCTCCAACTGGAAATCGAACGAACCAGCGTTCCAGACGCAACCGGAACTAGTGAAGACCTGTCCCAGATGCTACTCCCTTTTGATGGAAAGTCGCTGTAAGCTTATTTGTTATACCTGTAACTTTTATTTGTCGTGCTCAGACTTTTACTAGGAGAAAAATGAAACTCTACACCTTTGCACTATTTGTCGCATTTGCAACATCTGCCATTGCACAAAATCTTCCCAGCACCCCAATCCCGGAACCTGCTCGTACTCAGATTGAACTAGCCATAACAAAGCTAGACAAAACTCAACTACAGGCGCAGGTTGTCCAGTCCCAAGCAAAAGCGGCTATGGACCAACTTCAATCGGATTTTGCTACCGAACAAAGGGCACTTAACGATCTGGTTGCTGCGGAGAAGAAGGCTCTGAAACTCCCCGATAATGCTGTGATGGACCAAAAAACTTTTACTTTTAGCGTTCCAGCAGCATCGAAGGCAGCAACACCAGAACTTAAGAAGTAAGAGGGGTTTGGCCTGGTGCGTGGAACTATACACAATCTTCAGGCTCGGTTTGAGAATTACGTTGCACTAACGGCTTCTCAACCTACCAGTGTTCGATATTCAAAGGCTTTAAATAACTTCTTTGACCATTTCACGGACAAGTTTGATCCGGAGGATTTCTCAAGGAAAGATATTGAAGATTATAAGATATATCGACTTCGCGAGAAAGTCTCTTCCAAAACGGTCAACTACGAAGTTCAAGTAGTGAAGTCGTTCTGGAATTGGCTTGTGCGAATGGAGGCGAGTCCTTACAATCCTTGTACCACCACTAAGCGGCTGAAGGAAGTTGAGCCAGCAAAAAGATCGTTGAGCCTTGAGGATCAAGAGAAAGTGTATGAAGCAGTATCTACTTTTGGCTCTCCTTTGGATAATCTACTTGTTGGTCTTGCCCTTTCTACTGGTTTGCGGGCAGAAACTCTTATACGGCTCGAAACCGCGGATGTTGACTTTGAAACAGCTACTCTCCGAATTCCTGCCGCAAAAATGAAAGCCGGACGGAACCACGAGGTTCCAATCCGGCAGGATGTAATGGAGCTGATTAAAGAATTACCCGAAGGAAGATTCTTCAATGGTTACTCACGTACTGCACGTAGTTTATCTGACCGCTTTAGTCGTATCCTCCGTCGTAGCGGTATTTTGGGTCATCGCGGATTACGCACCGCCAGGAGATCATTTGCTACAACACTTCTTCGAACGGGTACGGACATCGGTCTGGTACAAACGCTCATGGGGCACCGATCCGTTCTAACGACTTCACGATACTTAACTGTGGCTGATTCTGCTACGACCAAAGCTGCGATTGACCGTTTACCGAAGGGAGCTTCAAATGATTCACATGCTTCTAACCCTAACACTGTTGATGGTACCAACACCGAAACCACCGGAACCAACACAGATTCCACTATCAATTAAAACCGTCTGCAAACAACTGGATGGCTTTTACTCTGAAACCACGGGTATGTGTTATCTACCAATGTCTTTACCTCAACCAACCCCCGCGCCCCTTAGCGAGAGAACCGTATCGCTCGGTGCAGCAATGGGAGGTGGCTAGGCGGGTTTGCGCGGAACACCCAAATGCCGCAGTTTGGCTGCCTAGAACTCCCGGTAACTGGGAGCAGTTTGCTTGTCCTGATGTTATGAAAATTTACGATCCTGGTATTGACTTGATCGACCAGTACATCAAGATAGATAAGCTTATACAAAAGCCACCAGGCTAAACCCCTCTTTTAGGGACTTATATACTTGACTTCCGTAAGGAACTCAGGTATCTTTAAGTCATGAGCAAGAGTACAATCCGGCTGTTTTCGCGCAACGGTCGGCACTGGAGGAACAATATGGGCATACGATTCTCAAAGATACGACGCTGGTTCAACTGGCGGTCACCGGACTCAAGCGAGAAGTTAGAGCACGAGAGGCTATTGACATTGGCCCGTGCGAATGTGGCGCGTGAATATGGCACAGACCATTGCGGTTGCTCCGATGTCATGCCGTGCGTGTGTTCCATGGTTTCCATTGAGTATTCTCGCCTCAAATCGTTCAGGAAGTCAAGTATATAAATCCCCTCTTTTATTTAAGTGTATCACTGTAAGACTGTATCTCGTTTAGTTTATCTTCCTGTTCCTTGCCGCTTAACTCCTTTGAAATTCTGGAGACAACGACGGGGAGCAGGGTTTTCTTTTCTTCAGGAGAGGCAACTTTCCAAATATTCCACAGTTGTTCCGGATCGCGAACCTCGTTGACCCACGTAAGTAGCTGGGGTTTACTGAGACTGTCATAAAGATGTTTAATTGCGCCGGGTTGAATTTTGCCCGCTTCTACGGCAGCTTGAATTTGGTCTGGAGTAACCTGTCCCGAGGCAACTTTGTTTCGCAACTCCACAAACTGCCGTTGTCTATCTAACATTGCAGGAGACTGTCCTCCCGTTGCTTTGGTGTTTAGATAGTAGGAATAGGCCAAATTTTCTGCTGAAGTTCGGCCCACCCAGCGAGGTGCCGGAAGAATACCTGCAAAAGATTCCCAGTTGGAACTCTGGTTACGTAACTTAGACTCTTGGAGATTTCCAAATGAAAATGGAACAAACTGATGAGCCATATAAGCTAAGGTACTCGCCGCCTGAGCTGCTGGAGAACTCCCCGGATCGCGTATGGTTTTGTGATAATAGTCCTGATTCAGGACTATATCAGCAAGGGTACTTATATCGGGGGCGGCTTTGTGTTCGATTGTATGAAAGGGGTCGTGGTATAGATTTACAAAGTCATATACGTAGGTTTTTGGGTATACCCGATTATCCTCTCCCTGAACCGTCTTAGTGCCATCTTTAGGAAAGAAGAAGTCTACACCTTGAGCCATCTGGCCGGTATGCATGTAGTGGTAGATAGCGTTTACTGTCATCGTGCCCAGCACCATAGCACCTGTGTAGGCGGTACGATTAGAAACATTAAACCCTTTACCCTTCGACGCATCGCTAACGGATTTCGCCAAGTCAAGCATTCCTCCACCGACTTCGCGAATAGTCCCAATGTTCCAACCAGGGCTACGAACAGCTAGAGTGGCCAAATCCTGAACAGTTTTATTCATAAACATGTTCTGATAGCTAACCTGTCCAAAACGATTATCTACAGAGTCCCATGCCTTTTGCATCTCTCGGTTTATAACTTCTGCGGGCTGTCCTTCATATTGCTCGTGTATTTGTTGGGACATTTTGTAGAAAGCCCCAAGCTTCACTCTGGGAACAAAGTAATTCATCAAAGGCCATGCCGTTGTCTCAACTCCAGCTCGTAGAAGATCAAGCGAAGCCTTCACCCCTGCTACGGCTCTGGTTGAAGGTGGAAGCAGAGCGTCTCCAGCTAGCTCGTAGTTTTTACGGAAGCGATCCATTGTCGCAAGATGGAACTTTGGATCTTGAAGGACATTCGCCCGAGCCGCCTCTAAATCGTTCGCAAGCTGTGCATACTCAAGAGATTTTGTACTTCCCGGATCGCGATACTCCAGCAGACCCTTAGTGCCATTCCAAACATCTTCGGCAGCGGGAATAATAAAGCTTCCACCCTTGATACCGTCAAGAATGCCTTTGGCAAACATAGGAGCGTCGCCGATTTTTATTCCTTGCAAGCTACGACGAAGACCAACAGCCATCGTAGTAAAGCCTGAATTAAGAATTGTTTCAACTCCGTGAAAAGCCGAGAGTCCCAACTGAAATTGATTAGCCAAACTATTGGTTGATTTTAAGGCATCAAACAAAGAGAAATTGGTATACGGAACTTTCCACTTACCACGAAGACCTTGGCTTATAAAATTATTAAACTGTCGTGCGGCAGCGGGCGGTGCCCAGTAGGAACCCCCACCGATATTGCTAAACAGTTTATCATCTAACTTCTCCCAACCCGTAGGAGGAGTTTCCTCACCTTGGTAGAAGTGAACTATACCACCGTCAATCATCGCATTCTTATATTCGTGAGCCATCGAATACCGATTCATTTGTTCGGTAATCATCATTGCAGCGCGAATAGGATTCGTTGTAGTCGGCTGTAGTCCAGCCTTTAAAGCGTCACTGTAGTATTCATACATCTTCTGCTTTAGAAAGTTAGTGTCGCCTTGGAAGTTACGATTACCAACCCAGCTATCGGAGAAGGACTTCCCCTTTGCTTGATTCTCCCACAGACCCGGCATGTAGTTGACGAAAAAGTTCTGGAGGTTCCCGCTGGTAGCTGTGACCCTTTCACGAGCGGCATCCATAACGGTACGGAGTCTCGATGCTACCTCGTTGGGGTCCAATACCGGACCGTTTTTCGCCTCCCACTTTGCGACGTAATCGGAATCTATGGGATGGAAAGCGTCCGACGACTGGGCCAACCCTCGGGTCATGTTATCCCAGAAATGGTCCTGGTCGTGGATAGGAAGCTCGTTCATAAACCGCTCCAAATGATCGAAGCCTTGTCTAATAATGGCGTTATCCCTATCCATTTTGCCTCCGACCTCACGGAGAGTGCGTCCAGAAAATTCACGCACCTGCGCATCCAGCCCTTTGCCGGTCCAGTTTTTCCACATGTCAACAAGAGAGTCATGAAGATTATCAGATCGGCCTACGGCAGCCTTGAGGGAGTTGACACGCTCCAATAACTCATTATGGGCTTCAAGCTGTCGTTGATAAATGTCGGGATCAGTAGAGAAGGGAACTGTGGCATCAATACGATCTTGGAGGCTGTCAGCCCACAAACCAGCTTTCTTTTTAATCAACTCACTCTGAGACATCGCTTCCCAACGAGTTAACTGGTTGTGAGCTACGTCCTGATTAATAGCCAAGGCTTGTTCGGGCGTATAAGGACGCTGCGGTTTGCCGTACGCTAAACCAAGTCCACCACTCTTATCGGGTTTAATTTCCTGAGATCGCACCGCATCAATTCCCTTAGCCAAAGAGAAATCATCTTCAGCATATTTGGATTTAGCAAATATTTCCAGAGCGTTCTTATAGAACTTCTGACGCTGACCAACCGGCACAGCTTCAGCCACACTCTTCTGGATTAGATCAATCTTCGGACCAACATTTAGATACTTCTGGAGTAGTTCATCCTCCAAACCGGTTGTTCTTATCCCCTCGTACGGGGTCGGCCTCCGGGTGGGAGGCTTGGTTGTGGTCTCCTTGGTCGCACCGGCTGTCGTAGAGGATTCTTTACCTGCGGAGGTTTTGCCCTCTGCGCCGGTCGTGGCTTCAGTCGATTTCTCACCAAACAACTCCTGCGGCAATAGCCGCTTGACACTGGGCGACAGGGCATCTAACTGAGCACGTAACCCAGACGAAACCCCTCCAGCTTTTTCAATTTCACCAATCAAACCTTTGGCGGCTCCAAGTGTCTTTGCTTGAAAGCTATCAAGGGCTTTTTGTTTTAACGAACGTTCAAATTCTGCAACATCACTTCCGGCTTTGGCGCTGGTGTCAATATCCCCAACAGACATACCGTGAGGATTGGATTCGGGTGTACCAATCAAATCCGTAAGCTGGGCTTGCGACGGCGAATTCTCCGGTTCACTTCCTCTCTTCATTGCTTCTAGCTGGGCTAAATCTTCCGATGGTACGTGAGGAGAACTCTTGCTAGTACGCAAGAAAAGATCGCGAGGTTGTTTACCAAGCGCTGCCGTCAGATTCTTCAAATTGATGGGAGCGATGTCACTACCCAATGCTTTCGGAGCAAAAGGTGCCTCTGGATGCTCAGCAGGAAGATCAACTGGACCTGGATACTTTAAATACGGCTCATTCTCCGGTTGTGTAAGACGAAAGGATTTTCCACTTTGGATGACATCATTAAGACGATTTTTGAAAGACTCGGAGATATTAGGATCGTTAATGAGTTCCAAAGCCCGGACTTGGGATTTATAAAGACTATCTTCTTCCTCCTCCGGAGTGGTTCTTCCACCGTTAGGAAGCCTACCTCCTTCTGTCCGGAGTCGATCTGCTTGCGCATCAGAGAAGATTTGCAGCTGAGGTTCTGTCCCAAGTGTAGCTCCGCGACGCTGTTCCAAACGGGACATTTGATCCGGCGTGAGGTTCTTGCCAACGTCTTCGCCACCCAGAATCTTACTAACCTGTGCAGCTACATTTGTCGGGATTGCACCATCTGGATCGCGAGTCTCCCGCATGGCAATATCAATGGCGTGGGAAGCCTGCTCCCCAGTACGAAGTTGGGCGGTGCGGATAAGCTGCCCTAACATGGGACGCAACTTATCTTCAAGTTCTGGAGAACCTGTTGAGAGGGGTTTGGCCTGGGGCTTACCTAAGTTCGCGACCGGACTCTCTTCTAGAGGGGTTTCTGTTGTAGGAAGTTTGACTTCCTCAATTCCTTTGGCGGGTTCTGCCGGGATAACAACTTTATCGACCAGAATTTGGGCTTTTGCCTTTGCTATAACTGCCCTAGAATCAACAAGTTTTGAGGACGGTTTTTCTGCTGTTTTAGGCAAAACGTTCTCAGTGGCCGCAGGAGGCGTCGCTGCGACTTCGATGGGGGGTTGGGCCTCCGCTTTAGCCTCGGGAGCAGCAGGGGGCGCTACCGCCTCAGTGCTGGGCATCTCACCGACGATTTGATTGCTGAGATAGTGGCCTGGGGCAGAAGTTGCCCGACCCCCGGAGATGGTAGATAGTTCCACCGGAACTTTACCTTCGGTGGGAGTCTCGCTCACCTTAGTGTCAACTGTGGGATTGCCGTTAGCATCTTCGAAGTTCTGATACTCAAACCCAGCAACCTTCGGGTTTGTGTTGGCGAGCTTCATTTCTCCGTTACGTATAATAACACGCTTCCCCGGAAGCGGAGTTTGATTCCATTTATGGAGGGCATCTGCCATTGCCGGATCAACATGAACAATTTTTGAAACCGAAGGACCGGCAGGAGTCCCAAGAGCCTGGGCCTTCCGTGTCTGTGCATCCGGGATTGTTGAGGCTGAAGGACTTGGAGATGTTGGTGAGGATTCTGAAGGGGGAGACAACTTATTCTCTTGAAGAGATTTCGCCTCCCCAGCAGCCCCACCAAGAACCATAGCCCCGCCTTGTGCAAGACGTTGACCGTATTCGAGATTAGATTCTTCTGGTTTCTTTGGTGTTACAACATCTACAGCACCAGATGCAGCAAAAGCACCACCCGTTAAAGCACCAACCCCCTGGGCCACCTTACCAACAGCTCCCGGAAGTGCTCCAGCACCGCCAGTTGCGGCTAAACCCACAGATAGCGGCGTGAGTAGTATCTTTGCAGCATCCGCTCCAAAACCTTCTAGGCCCTTACGAACTGCGGTTAGGGCGGGATGGTTTGCATCTTCCAACGACGGAGCGGATTCAGAGTCAGCTTTCTGTTGCGCTATTGTTTCACGAAGATGACCAATGTTGAGTGGTTTATTAGCCCACCCCCATAGACGCGAAAATGCGTCCGGCTGGGGGGTAGCCGGTGTTTGTGTTGGAGGGGTTACAGCCTGGGGGGGTTTATAAACCCCAAGTTGTTTGTTGCCATACTTAGCATCCCACAAATCCGCCTTAGCGTCGTCGGGAATGCCGAGTTTTCCAACCCGTTGTTGGAAGTCGTTTTGGTCTTTCGCTCCGTTGAACGCATCCCACGCATCTGCGCGAGTGCTATCTTCGGTAGGCAGGGACTTTAGATAGCCCTGAAGATCATTGTCCGGCATGAGTCCTTAGTGTCTGAAGGGGTTACTGTTGGTTTGCGGTGTTGACGGTTGGGCTTGTGGAGTTCCGCCCCCGGTAATTGCTTGTCTTCCTGCCCGAACTGTTTCCAATTTGGTTTGAAGCTCCGATAGATAAGCTTTATGTTTGGCAGAGCCGGGGACCAATAAGTCACCTTTTTCGTTATACTGAACGCCGCCTTTTTGTGAGGAGGCTATTTGCTTATTAATTTGGGCTTCCTGTCGGTCGAGTTCCCTGAGTTGATAGGTTTGCTGAGGAGTTAGCTTAGGGGTCGAACTCCCAGTACCACCCGAACCAATGTGTATAGAAGTTGAGGGAATAGCCTTAACACTGCGAGCACCCGAAGATTTGGCATTAGAAACTCCTGTTAACCACTGAGTCTCAACATGTTGTCTTTCTTCGGGGGTTATTTGAGAGGCATCGCCATGATGAAGAGTTGTAAGAGCTTCCTCAGCTTTGTTGAAGTACGCAGCTTTATTAACGGCTTCGGGATCTTCTCCTAAAGACGGATCAACAGTCCACTTTAACTTACCTGGATTATCCGGATCTTCTTCAGCAACAAGCTGTTGACCGAGGGCATTCTTTCTAGGAGGAATCGCGCTTAGTCGCTCCGCCCTAGTCTGGGCGTTAGTCCCCGCAACCTTTGCCATAGCTTCGTGGTAATTACTAAGGGACTGAGCTGAGGTATGCGCATCAGCATCCTTCTGAAGCTGTGCAACCATTCCGGCCTGTTGGAAGGGGGCCGTTAATTGGTTGTTCTGCTGTTGCGCAGATGCGGTATCACTTTCCTGTATACCCCTTACCCCTCCTACCAGACTTTGTAGGAAATTCATACCAGGATGACTATATGCCAAGCCCCGAAGACCGTGCTCCAATAATCCAGAAAGTACGGGATGCTTTACAAACGCTTCAGGATTATGTACGAACAAGTTTGAGTCAGGAGGAGTATCTGTCGGGTGGACTCCGTATTGGCCGAGTAATTTCTGTACTTCAGGCGATTCAAAGGTCGCTTGGTCCATCACGCCAGGAGCCACAGACGGCAAACCAGACCCAGGCCCAACCCCTCTCTGGCCTCCTGGGTTCTCGTTGCGTGGGATATATGGACGATTGCGGTACTCAGGGATATTGGGTTTACTCGCCCCGGGTTTCATTGGTGTGGACGCACCTGGAGCAGCACCGCCAATCCCCGGATCACCGTAACCATCAGGAGGGGAACCAGCAGCAGCAAATACACCTCCAAGCCCAAGTTGAGCACCAAGCGCGCTAATTATTGGATTATCGATAAATCCCATTAGAACTGAACTCCTCCACCAGACCAACCACCAGTTCCACCACCGCCTCCACCATATCCACCGGAGAAGCTCCCACCACCGAGCATACTTCCAAGACCGGGCATGGCGAGATTAAGACCCACTCCAGCAATTTGACCAAGGATGCTTCCAAGACCTTGACTTTGGGTCTGTACGGTATTTTGTCCCGTTTGTAAAGGCTGATACGCCTGCATTGAACTAAGCGCCCACTGGCGATTTTGTAGAGCGCTGTTGAGTGTACTGTTGAAAGCGTTACTTTGAAGTTGGGAACCCTGACCCGCTGTACGGTTGATCTGGGATTGCAGGAAACCACCCGAGTTACCAAGTAAACCACCGCCCGTACGCAAATTGCTTGTTACGTTCGACATATTACGCTGTGTAATAGCACTGGCGTTGTTTTGCGCCATTCCCAGTTGATTCTGGAAAAATGAACTAGCTAAGGGGTTTTGAGCATAGTTATTCAATCCGGATGCCAACGTCGGTTGGAAAGAATTATAGTTTGCCATCCCCGCCGGGTTATACTGGTTAGCCGTATTGGTGGTAGTTTTACTGGACATTAAAGAACCTTCTTAAACCGAAGTTCCGGCTCTCGACTAGTCGGGGTAGCTCCCCAATGCTCAAGAACCTTTATATATTTTTCATCTGTAACGGGTACGTTGAAATAAATCTCCCGCACTCCTTGAAAGCGCAGAATACTTTCAAGATTCATAGCAAAGATTGAACGTCGCATGGAACTAGAGTCTTCTCCAAACCACATCGGATCAATCTCAGTACAGGTACGAATTACGGCAAAATCTTTTCCGCCGTATGTTAACACGTCGCTATTAGGGGTAATGTCGGAACGATCAGCAAATACTTCGATCTCTTCCGGTGTGGCTTTGCGAATAATATCCATTTGTCCTTGTGAGAGGGGTTATGGCCTGGGTTTACGTGCGTAGGTAAAGTTTACTGGGGGGTTTTGATCCAACGCAATATCCAGTTTGTCTGCAATCTTTCCCAGACAGTTATTGATATATGGAATATGTATAAGAGCTAGATCACTAACAAAATGCTGGGTATTATCATAGTCCCGGAACCAGGTATACAAAACTCGAATTAATGCTGCACATAGAGCCAACGCTCCGAGGGCATAGTAGGCGTTAGTAATCCAGTCGTGAGTCATTTAAGTCCATTCGGTTTAACGAGAGTTGGATTCTTTGCCAGGAGGCTAGCTAGTGTTGCGGTAAGGGTTTTGATTTGGAGATCGTGTTGAGATAGCTGTTGTTCTTTATCATCTGCCCATTTATTTACGAGATTCGTAGAAACAGGGTTGTTTATGTCGGTGAGTTTTAAAGGCATTATACTCTCGTTTGTGGGAAGAATTCAAACTGGAATTGACGGAGAACCGTCTGGTTTATTGACAGTCCGGTAGAGCTGTTGGTAAAAAAACGCACTCTATGATAGCGCCCGAAAGTTCCGGTACCGGCTAAGAAAAATTTCTGGGTGTGCAGTGGGCCAATTACGATGGGACCCGTCTTTACTGGTGCCGGTGGGGAAAAGGCAAGATAGTCCAGATTGGCGGAGTTATTAGAAACCCACACAGAAACGTTCGTGTTTGGATCTTCTGTCCAAACCTCCATCTCGTTTAACACCACGCTGGTTGCGGTATCCATAAGGTTGATCCAGCTCGTTTCGACCGTCCACGGGATATCTGAAATTGGGTTAGAGAAAACAGCTACGTCATTGGTAGCATTTGGATCTAGATATTGCAAGGTGTTTTCTGCTGTAGAAGATACGGTGCCTTGAAATATCATATACATTCTTTGAACGCCGTTGACGAGGGTATACGAAAAAATGGGAATAGGAACCCCATTCAAATCACCCTCCAACTGTCTATTCCAGCGATACCAACCGTTGGACTTCGTATCAAAAATCAAGAAGCTAGGAAATGATCCCGAAGTATTCTCTAAAGAGAATACCACAAAGCTATAGGGTCCGTAGGAAATTGATTGAACGTGTGTGACCCCGTTTGTCGTAGCAATGATTAGGTTATTTATTGCTCGACCAACCTCGTTGTAGGTGTTGAAATCCGACAACATGACCTTGTGATCTGCGGTAACCCACATGTAACCAGCAGGAATGTTATCCTTGTATACAACTGTCCAAGTATCCTGAGATAGAACTCCCACACCACGAAAAATCGTTTCGGGAATGGTGAAATTGGAAGAACTTGTTCCTAACAAACGATAAATGTTATTGGAAGTGCCTAGATATAAGGTAGTGCCATCCGATAATAGAGCGTTAATTTCTTCAAGATCGTACGAAATATCCAGTACGTTATCGGCGGGCCAGGCTTCTTCCCATTTTGAAGTAATCAACCCTGTAGAAGTTGTGACCTCATCAATGCTCTTGCTGAAGTACAAACTCTTTCCATCGGTCATAAACAACCGTCCTTGGTGGACGATGGGTTTGTTTAAAGTGCTTAAAGGCGGGGTGTTATTGAAAATTCCAATTATATTTCCGTTAGAATCCACATCTACCCACAAATTGTTGGTAAGCAATGTAGGACCACTGGAAATTATGTTATTGTAGGTTTCCGGAACCACATCGTTAAAGCGCAGGGTGTAGTTACCCCCGCCCAACGTAAAGGCGGATAGAGCAAAGATATTTAATTGATACATATGGTCGATGTCACCACCATCAGAAGTGGCCATAACAACAACAGTATCAACCTGCGGATCAACACTCCCACTTGGAATCGTTAAGAACAACTCAATTTGGTCGCAACCTTGATTAAGAATAGCGCTCGCAAATTCAGGATCACCGATTATGGTATTGGCTGATGTGGGATATTTAAAAGTAGCTTGACTGTAAATATAGTCGGAGGTGTGCCCAGTTACGCTATTCTGAAACGCTATACCGTAGGTTCGTCCAACGTTAAGCTGTATTGGACCCACCATAACGACAGCAATAACTTTTTGATAAGTCAAGGTGTCGGTTGAATCGGTTCCAATAATTGCTACTGCACTAGCTCCACCGCCCCCACCAGTAAAACTAACATTGGGTGGACTAGTATAGCTCCCACCGGAAGCGGTCATGATGATGTTATAAATACCCCCACCCATGCCACCAACAATCGGAGTTGTTGAACAAGTTGCAGCAGCTCCAGAACCCCCACCACCACTAAATACAACTCCGGCAGATACGAAACCGTTTCCTATAGTAGCGGTTCCTGTAACATTCATAAAATCTTGGAAACCCACCGCAATCCCAGTTGGAGCTAAAAAACCCCAACGAGAGTTTGTATTAATTGCATTCTGGCTAAAATCAATCTTTTGAGGATTGTTTCCAAATACCCCATTAGCAGCATACAACCAATCTCGACTAACAGCAGCGTACAAGTCCCCAACATTAGAAAAAGGATTAAAACTAAAAGCGGGAGTTCCTACCTCATCAAAGATTGGAAAAATATTTTGTCCATCCGTTCCAAGGACGAGACGCATATCCACGCTACCACTGAAAGTCGCATCTGCTGCAACTGTGTAACCAAACATTCGTTGGAAGGTGTGGTTTGGGTTGAAGGTTCCTCCGGAAGTATTAAAGCCCCAGCGTCTTTGAAAAGCCCCCGATAATGTCGGCATAACATTCAACAAATCCACAAACGAAGACGGATTCATCGCCGTTGGATCGGTAAACTGATCTATCGTGGCACCGGAAAAACTACCAAAGGCGAGTCTTTCGAGTCGTCTTGGGTTGTACATTGAAAAGCCGGTGCTAACCTGGTTCTGAGCCATTAACCTTTAAAATCTCCTGCCTTCATTGCTTCATATTGGGCTTTATATACCTGATAGTCTTCCGGATTCTTGAGATACGCCGCTGCTAACGAGTTAACACCTGCAACCATCATATCAAGACCGTCATTGGGGATTAAAAGAGGGTCCGTTAGGTTACTGACAGTAACTACCTCGTTCTCATAATACACTTCGTAAGTTCCCTGAAATGCGGCTTTCTGAGGAGCCGGAAACAAAATAAGCGTGTTGGCCGACGCTAAAGATAGTCGTTGATAATAATTCGGCCACTGAGTCATTGTAGTAGCACTCAAGAGAGCATCAGGAATCTGCGCAGGCTGTCCTGCCGAGGCATCTTGTTTAACCGAGGGCAAACCAAGACTTTCATACGGAAGAAGAACCCTATCAAAAGTCCTATCATACACCGAGATGATACGCCGAATTCCGTCCGACGCCCCCGACAACGAATAACTACTGACGTTTAGCGTGGTTGAAAGCGTAGTCACGTTTCTGGTAAGATAATTATAAAGACTCGTATGCAGGGCATCCTTATGAATACGATCTACCCACGGAATTATAATAGCCGCATCGGGTGCAGTGGCGGCAAGAACTTGCCGCATATCAGAACTCACCGCATTAACAACATCTTGAACTTGCATTAGGGTCCTTTAAAAGTTGAGAGGGGTTTTGGACTGGGGTTATTGGGTTAGGAAGGAGTAGCCGGATTGGGTGCCAATTTGATATTGAGTTGCGGGGTCAGATAGAATAACATCGTTGTTACGGAAGTTGATTCGCAAGTCACGTCGCATCTGGGCGAGTCCTTCCATAAACTCCTTCTTCCAAACGCCAATCTTTACACCGAGGTCATCCGCCTTGCTTGTGTAGAGATTGGCGTAGTAGTTTACACCGGCCACAACTACATCAAAATACTGGTAAGGGATCTGTAAGAACTGGGTGGGTGTCGTTATTTGAGTCCGCTGCTGTTGGTAGTGGAAGCCTATAACATAGCCCAACAGAGGGGCAATGGAACTGGTTGAGGGTGGCAGAGGGGAAGGAAACCTAAAATTGCTAGCAGGCCCTCGATTGGTGGTAAACAAAGTCCCGTTCGTCAGTACACCAAGTTGCCAAGCAATTCCAGCAGAATCACTAAGAATTAATCCCGGGACGTGAGGACCAACAACAGCTGTCGTGGTAAGGTTGCCTAGCGAATCCAAACCGACTTCCCATACCTGTCCAGAAGTGTCAGTTAGGAAAATTGACCCCGGTATAGATCCCCCCAGCTGTGATGTGGCCGTCAAAGTTCCTGTTAGTTGAACAGTAATCCCGAACAGTTGATCCAACGAATTCAACACATTGTACTGAAGCATTGGACCAATCGTATCCGTTACGCCTGTTGAAGGTTCGGTCCAAATAGACCCAACGGCTATAGGCGTAGAGTTTTGAAGGTAGAAAGGCGAATTAAGGCTGGTAGCAACATAGACGTTGTAGAAGCCATAAGTCACCAGACTAGCCGAAGAGACATCAAGTTCCGGAGTATCCACCGTCAAGAGATTACCAGCAGGAACGACGATGTTACTATACTGAACACAGGGGAGACTCTCGTTCCCCGTAGAATCTACAATGGTTACGAGTATGTAATAATTTCTCTGCCAGGCCAAAACCCCTCCAGCAGTATAGTTACATACGGGTGACGAGGGAATCGGAGTATAGGCGTTATTGTTATCCGGCGGAGGATAAAGATGGAGGACTCCAGGGAAGTTGTACTCGTGTAGATAGGTCCGTGGTTGGGAGGATCGGAAAGTTCCATCCTTGAATTTGAGGGTGGCTGTAGTCAAAACACTCGTCGAATCCTGGGTAAGTTGTCGCTGATTGGTAAAATCAAACACGTAGTCCGGAATTATTGAAGCGATATTGGAAATGTTTAGACCGGTTTGTACGCATCCAGGGGGTGGGTTTCCAGTGCCAATCCAATAATCACTAGCGTCAGGTTGTGTAATAAACCGTTGTTCCTCTGAACGCAGGAAAATCCATTGGGATTCGCGTAGCATACGAAGATGGACTCGATTAAGGTAGTCCATGAGGGCAGTGCGATTAGTAGTTTGAACCTGACCATCTTGAATCACGGAATCAATCACAGATCCGGCGGTAATGGTATAATTACTCATGTATGATTCGATTTCCTATGATATGTATATGTCCCATCATACTTCGGGTAATGGGAGGGGGTCCTGTAGCAAATTCGACTGCGCCAATTGCAGGAGGACTGGGTCTGGTAACTCCAAAGTAATCAGCAGTTATTCCACTAATTGTCACACCCGCGCCCGTAAGAAGGCTTCCTGAAGCGGGATAAAAACTATCCCCCGAGCTAGCATTATGTGGATTGAAAGAATCTAGTTGAGTTTCACTAACCCAAGTTTGAGAAGGTTGAACAACCAATCCCGGACTTACGCAAGTCTCCCCGGAATAGGTGCAAGCACCTGCGCCACTTTTGAAGTTCCACATGTTATTATTGCTGCGAATTGTCCATTGGGTATCATCCGAATCGCCAGCATTTCCCTGACAAGCGGAATAGCAAATAAAGGTGATTGTTAGACCGTTCCATGAAATGTTGTTAGGATTGGTGTAGCCATTGAAGGTGTTGTTACGCATGATTCTGGGAGCACCACCTCCACCACAGGTCACCGGAGTAACGGCAGAAATTGTAATAATAATACCGGAAGCTGATGGGGTAGTTGCATCGTAGACATAATTGTCGCTGAAGGGGGCGGAATTCGTAGCGGCTTGAAATGCAGTTAACAAGGATACTCCTGTAACGACACCCCCACCTCCTACCGAGGTAACTTTAACTGTTCCTTCAGCTCCAACCCACAGGATATCATTTACATTCGCTCCGCTGCCTCCGTTTGCTACAGAAACTGCGGTAGGTTGTGTGAAACAAGCAAAATCAAAAGCTACGTTTTGACTGGCTACAGTGAAACTGTTGTTGTCTAGTTCAAACGATCCTACGACCGGCCATACCACCGCAATAGCAGAACCATCCGCTCTACATCTATCGGCATTATTAATACCCTGATTGTATGTAGAGGGTGCTCCAACAAGAGGTTGTGCATTACGACGGCAGTTATCGTTGGTAACCGTATTCTGCATCAACCAGGTGCCGGTACCCCCTAAGTTAGCTTTCCAGGTCTGTCCCCCATTGTTTCCTGCGTATGAGTTAGTAATAGTAACATGACCAATTGAGGTATGCGGTCCGAAGAAAGCATCCTTAACATTCCAAGCCATCTCACAATGATCGCAAGACATCGACGCTAGAAAAGAATTCTGTCCGCTCCAGGCATCCCCAAAACCGTTATCCAAAATACTATACCCAATCAAAGCTGGATAGGTGTGGGTAATTGGATATTCTTGATTATACCCATTAAAATCCATAGTCACATAGCTAGCTACAATTGTAGATGTGGGCGCATTTGGAAAGCCGGTACTATTGGGACCGCCGGGGCCTAAGTCAAAGTTCCATCCCGCAAAGGCGTTGTAGGACGAATTAACCCTAGTCATCGTAATTAATCCACCCAGGGGTCCGTAAATACCGGAAGAACTAAAGCCGTGAATCCAAACATCCTGCAATAGGATATCGTGCATAGCGTTGTCAGTCCGAATGCCGTTAGCGGCGAAATCATCATATGGCACGCCCCCTGAACACGAAATTGGATATGCGGGAGTGCCCGTTGTAATACAATTGGGGCCAAGGTTGGTGAACGTTGCTCCAGCGCTTGTAGTCGTTCCACCAATAGTCCCATTCCAACTCGGTGTTCCGCTAGCCTGCGATGTTCCTGCCGTAGTCACACTCTGGGTGTTGGTTCCGTCGAAGATCGTTTGCCCCAACGTATAGGCGTTGGAATTAGCAAAAGCTGTTCCACCATCTACTTTGTTATGGGTCGTTAATTCAATACCTTCAATATCAACAAAAGACGAACCTTGTAGCTGCAAGGTCCACACCAAACCCATTCCACCAAAGAGCTGGGTTTCGTTTGTAGTTCCATATGGTTGATCGGTGGGATTAATTGGAGTACAGGTGTAGGTCCCGTAAGCGCAGCCACCCAAGATTTGGGTATGTGCTCCGGAGGTACCAGATGGAATTGGCGGAGGAAAACAGGATGAATTAGGGTTACCAGAACCACACCACTCGTTCGGAGGTGCGCCACTGTTATCATTATCGTAGCCAATTCGACAATCAGGGTCAGACGGATTTTGCTGTGAACTAAGGTGGGTGCAACCACGAATAACAACAATATCCCCACCTACTATAACCCAAGCATTTGCATTTCCACTATTGTCTGACCACAAATAACGGAAATCGTTGAAGGCGCAGTGCTGGTTCGTGCCCGAGCCGGGATAGGCCACGTCAGCCTGGCCATCGCACTGTCCGGTAGTAACAGCAGAAGAGAAACGTGTTCCTCCATCTACACGAACGAACCACGTGGTAGTGGCATGTGCAAACCCTGCAGTAAATAAAAGAATAAAAAACAGCGCCAATCTAGTCGAATATCTCATGGTGTTGCCACCGTACAAGAACCGGTTCCAGTAACTTGAAACGTTCCATCGGAATAGTTAGTTACGGCGACGTTGCTCGTAGTACAGGAGATTGTTGATGTTACCGTGGGAGTAGTTGGAGGGGGTGTAGAAACCAAGGCCGGGATGGTTTTCGGTGTTTGAGCAACCCCATTTATACTGTATCCTACTGTGTAGGCTGTTGATTGCTGTTGAAATACAATAAACTTTTGCACATTGGGTGCAGGGTCAAAACCACAAAGAGCGAGATTGGGTGTGGTATAGCTTACAATAAGCGGTAATTTTGGCGCAGTAATCGTCGTTGGACACCAAGTTGAACCAACCCCGAATTGTGCAACCGCTGTGGATGAAGAAATAGCAGTAATAGTGCAGGTTTCTGCGCATACTTGGACTGCATTTGCAATCTCCGCAACTGGAGTATTGGCTGGGGTTGTTTGAAATAACAACATCAATGCAAAGGTAAGAATTCCCACAATTATCTCCTAAATTGCATAGCAGGCCAACGAATAGGCCCCTATTCCGGTTGTACTGGTACCATTCAAGAAACCGACCTCAGCAATAATTCCATTAAAAGAATCGCCCCCGTCACCCTCACCAATTAGGTTAGTAGGCTGAGTTAGCGCTCCTGCCTGTGTTCCTGAGCCATCGCTAGAACAAGTCCCCCCTGAACAGATAAAAAATGCCCACGCACCTGAGGTACTGTTCCATTGACCTACTACTGTAGTTGGACTAGTGGTAGAAATAGTAGCTGTCCCAACACCCAAAGAAACCACTCCAGCCACTAACAGCTCCTGATGAAGTGAACTATTTATCCGATATTCCATTGCCCCCGGTTGTCCCCCAATTATTGCAAGAGAAGCCCCACTGGTTGCGGGTTGAACAACAGCAAAGAAGGTATAAGTAGTAACCGTAATTGGAATGGATGTTCCAAAGGTTAAAACCCGGTTACTGGTAAAACCGTTGTAGGTCATTGCTGGGAGGGTGTTAATTTGATTGGTGTTATAAATCGGCTGTAGTCCGCCGGTACTTTGAGTTGCAGCATTGCTAGCCACAATTTCAGCCAAATTATTAACACCCGATCCATTAGTTGCAACCGTTGTCCCTGCTGCATCAACCCACCAATCGTAGGTCATAGTAGGATGACTGGTACAAACGGGACCGCTACCACCCGTTGTAGGGGAATGTCCCCCAGAAGGAAGTGATTGATAATCTCGCAAGAGGGGTTTGGCCTGGAGGGGGTTTGTTTGCTGAAGTAACAAAACTATTGCTAGGAGTGTTTTTAGCGTATAACCCTCCAATCAATAGTAACGGCACCTGGAGTAATGGAACCGGCGCTCCAATTACATACATCAAAGTTAACGTTACCGGATGTCAAATAAGGTGTAATACTCAAACCTCCGGATGTGGATGGAACGTATCCTGTGACAGCTTTGATGCTACCGCTAGGGTTCCACATGATGGAATCAGCTGCTGTAATACCTGTTACGGCTATCGTGGTTGTATTGCAAGCACCAGAAGCAATTGCGGCTGTATTTAGTGCTGAGGCTGCCGTGGCTACCGTAAGACTATAGGGAACAAATCCACCAGAGGGTCCAACAGAAACCTGTCGAACTCCGGCTTTTATGCAGTCAGTAAAGGAGTTAGAAGTGGTATTCAAGACGCAGGTAGAGTCTCCACCAGAACCTTGAGTCCACGTATCCTGGGGGTTATTGACGGTGTCGGTAGATTGAAAGCCCCCCGTTGAAGTTACTTCCCAACCAATACCATTAGCCAGGGCTTCCCAGGGATGAGCAGCAGAACCAGAGGCCGTATTAAAAGATCCTATTGCCCCCGTACCGGTGTTGCTAGCAGTATCTATCCATTTCATAAGAGCTACGCCACTTCCCGTAGTTGCGTTATACTGGAAAGTGCTGGTATTTGCTGCCATCGTTAAAGAAAGATTGGTTGTGGGATTACCTATCGCAGACCAAAGAGTACCACCCGATCCGCTAAAGGTACAGGTTGTACTGGTACAAGAAACTCCGGAGCCCGTGAACGTAAAAGCTCCGGTGGTACTGTTGATACTAAGAACCCCGCTTCCACTTCCGGGACAAGCTCCGTTTGTTGAGCTACAAGCAATACCTCCGTTTAGACTAACAACTTGTGTCCCCGCATTAACAGATAAAACACAAGTTGTAGCGTTGGTAGTCATACAAAAATTATTCCCAACAGAATACCAGAAGTTAGTTTGAGTAAAGACACCTGGAGTACCACTCTCTCCATACCCAACGGACCCTTGTTGCGACCCCGTGTGGTCATACAAATTAATAGCTGCATAGGAACTGGTTGAGGTACTTTGAATTTTTAAAGTATTCTGGAAGGTATTGGTACCCGTAAAAGTCTGAGTCACAGCTAGCTGTGCGAGACTTGATACCCCGATACCGCTGTCTTCGAGCTGATTCCCGCCGACTGACAAATTGACAAAATCCCCAGCTGTCCCAGCAACAGGAAGAAAGTAGTTTCCAGAAAAAGCAGGTGCTACAATTGAAAGACCAAATTTAAACTGAGCCAAATTGCGATCTTCTACAATTGTACCACCAGTAAATTGACTGTCGTTGAATAATCCAGTTATCTGCGTAGTATGCATTCCGAAATTTTCAAAGCATATAATGTATACACCCCCGCACGGAATATACGGTGTCAGGGTGTCCAAATCCCCAACTTGTTCAATTTGTAATACATTTCCCAGCGGTCCAATTAGATTAGCGAACGGAGGCAATGCCTTATAACCTCCACTTATTCCACTGTTGATATACTCACTCCACGGATGAGCATTACGCCAATTGATAACCGGATGAGCGTAACTAGCACCGCCTCCAGTAGCGTTGAAGGTTATATCAATTCCTTTGGATGTGTAGCTAGGATTATCAGGGCTTGCTTGAGTAGATTCAAGTGCTATCATTCGTTCCGCATAAGCAGTAGGTGGCGGCGATGCGATAAGGTCTCCTGCATTTCCGGAATCTGCAGTAGTGACGACGTTGCCAGTAGTAAAGGGAACTTCGAACTGAGTTCCTGAAAGTCCAGTACTAGATACGGTCAACGCTTGCCCATTCAAGAAAGTAGCATTACTTAGACCAGAAAATAAAACAGTTTGTCCTGCTATGAAAGAATTCGTCGCTGTCAACGTTACAACATTAGAACTCACTGAGTATGCCGTAATGTTAGCTGTTCTAAATGGGACGTTATTGGCTTCCAATACTTCCGTAACCCCATCATGATAAAGACTCATTATCAGAGCGCCGGGATATACATGATAACCTGAAGTAACTGTCTCTGGTTGTACACCTGGTATCGGCAGTCCGTTGCCCCGTATACCGATAACTTGACGAAAACCTAAGATAAGACAGTTATGGGTTTTATCGGTGCAGGTTGAGCTACCTCCTGATACATCGGCCCCAAAAACAATATAATCGGTTAAATAAAATCCGTTTGATGGTGCGTTATCTGCATCAAAAGATAACAGTCCCTGAGTTCCACCGAAGAATACATAATCCCCAGCCACGTGAGGTTCGGCGTTTTTTACCGTTATTGTTTGCACACCGCTAACAGGAGCACTAACCGCCGTTACTTGTACCTGTTCTGGACCATAGTTAGATGCAATCCAAGCAACATATGGAAGTCCAGTAGTAGGAAGTGTCTTACTGTCGTGCACAGTACACGCCACTGTACGAGAAACGGGAGGACCTAACACACTACTAAGATTTCCATCCAGCAAGGCGTTAAGAACGCATATTCCGGTAGAAGCTGTGACAGAGCCGGTCACTGCCATGCTCCCTAAACCAAGAGCATTACTTTCCCACGTTGTACTTTGCGTTCCCGCTAGATTACCAGAAGAAATTGTATGACTAAGGTTCATTAAAAAACCACCTTGAATCAAAGAAGGTTCGGAACCATGATTACAATTTACAACAGGTGCGATATCACCAGTACCGGTGGTCGAAGTAACGGAACCACCGCAATAACCACCAAACTGAGTGCCATTAAGATTCATTCCCGCAAGACATTCATCTGACGGCGCTACACACCCACCAGGACTCCCACCATAGGCATATATTTTAGCATAATCCCCTATAGCTCGACTATAATAAAAGATGGTCAAGCCCTGCCCAATACCGCTACTCCATTTAATTCCATTAATAATCATGCTTGTATGAGAACGCCAACCGGCCTCATCATTCGGGACCCCAGACGCGTTGCCCCTGTCCTCGCCATAGCCCCACATTTGAGCATAGCTTTGAAAAGCTGGACCATTAGCCGCTAAACCACCCTGAGAATAGTTACTAGCAAGACCGTTTGCTTCAGCTTGAGATGTAAAAGAAGAAGATCCAATAGTAGCTACAAAAGTTCCGGACGTAGTTCCAGAAACCGCACTAACAGTCCAAGTTCCATTAAAAGCCCCCGAGCCATTTCTAGTATTGGTGATTGTAACAGAATCACCTACAACGGGCGCGGGACTAACGGAACCGGGAATAGCTACCCACGTAAAAGTTGCAACACCGGACGTAGCTACGGTATTTGTAATATTGTAAACCGGATTGGAGGTGTTATTAACGCCAAAAAAAGCCGGTTGACCTGTATTTTGAGCAAACATACCGATACTGGTTGAGGCAAAAATATTAGGTACATTAACCGTATTACTGGAGGGTGTGACAGTAAAACCCGGGATAGTTTGAGCAGCCGTACCCGCAGAATCGGCAAACTGCACCGCAAAAGATGGCCCTACAACACCCCCACTTCCGCCAACAGGCGAACAATTACCATTTAACTGTGGAACATTTGTAGAAACCCCGCAGCCAGTTCCTATCCATAGCCCCGACACATCTCCCGACAATGCGGCTCTAGAAGTCGTTGAACTGATGCCGTATACCAGTGCACCCGTAGGAAGAGTGGCTCCTCCACCGCCACCACTAGTGCAAATATAGGAACCCGAATAAGAACAGTATTGGGGTGTTATGGTACGATTATCTATAATCCCTACGTTAGTACAACCTACAACAGCGGGAATACTCACACTGGAGTTAGTACCAACCAACACAACCACGTTCTCCGGAGACCCGGTTGCACAGGCAGCACTGGTGGCTTGTTGAACAGTCGGATAGACAGTACTGCCTGCATAAAAAGTATTGTTAATTTGAGGAAACTGATTCTGCTTCAAAAAGATATTCGAAGTTTCCAAAGCAGGAAAATTCAGAGTTTGAGCATCGACAACTTCGACTCCCAGCAAGCAACAAACTAAAATCATCCAAAGCCAACGTTTCATGGTGTTGCCCCCTTAAAGCTATCTGATTTCCACAACGCAAACGCCCCCATGATTATCGACTCCCCAACGGCCAAACCATGTACAGAAAGAACAACTCCAATGCCCATAGCAACAAATGCCCAGACATTGGAGTTAACCGAATTAACGGCAAGAACGAAATTTTGGAAACGACTCACGAACCACCCACTAATCTTTAGAATGCCCCCTTAGAGGGGTTTGGCCTGGCGGTTATTGGTATTTAGGAACCCTGGCAAGAACCTCCGCAGGATAGGCGGTGTTCGATCCTCCATTCCACAGTAGGAGGGCCTTCGTTACATCGTTGTTTGCTGCCTGTAGTTTCTTTTGAAGGACAGCCAAACCCCATGTTATTCCTGTGTCGGGGTCGCATAGAGCCGCCATATCCCCCCTATAGCCCGCAGAACGGACTGTTTCTCCCATTGTTTGGAATAGACCCCAACTAATCGAGCGGGCTATCTTTTCCGTAGGAGTTAGATTTTGTGGAACTTCATACCGCTGATAAAAGGCTGGTTCGTATCGGATCGCCCAAGGGTTCCAAGCACTTTCTTGCTCAACAACAGCGCACGCTAAAGCAGGATCAAGACCAAGGGTACTTGCCTTGGCCTTTACTGCCGCAATTAATGTGGGATTAACTGAAGGTCTCCAAACGCCGCTGTCGTGCAACTTCTACAGCGCGAATTGCGTTGGCATCCTGACGAGGCTGCAACAGCCTCCGATTGCCGACTTCGTAATCATCCAAACATTTTTCAACCGTGTCCGCACGCTCCTTATCAAGGTAATACGTACCTGGACCGTAGTTCTCGTGGTTGATACGAACCCCTGGATGAGGCATATTAAACATATCAATATCCGGAACCGTTACATACCGATGAGTTGCTTTAACAGCCTCTACAACGGGATTATCGACTTTCGCCATTTGTTTCCTTTCAAAGTAGAGAGGGGCTACAACCCCAGGCCATAACCCCTCTCGTCTATTTACGAACCTGTCTGATCTGCGCCACCATACATCCCGTTGGGTTCGCCGGGCGAAGAGGCCCCGCCAGCTCCAGGAACGGTGCCGTTATCAACAATAGGAACGTGGGGCGTAATAGGACTACGCATACCCATGTCCCGCTTCTGGTCAAGCATCCCGTGACCCATCGCACGATGAATTTCATGAACCTCGTGGTCTGGGCGGGACTGTTCAAACTTACTCATAGTTATTCTCCTTCGGCCCCGGTGCAACAAGCAATGCCTTCAGCATTCCAGTAGATATCGTGGGTCGTTGTTTTGTCTTGCTGCTCTTCTTCTACGGCTATAGGTGCTGTTGGAAACCAAGTGACAGCATCTTCGTCCGTCCTGTCCTTACCAATGAATCCCATAGTCTCTCCTTAAAAGGCGGGGGCCATTAAGACCCCCATCCTAGTTAGTTATTGACCGAGGAAGCTCCAGCAGAGCGAACCTTATAAATCCAGGTCTGGTTGGTGATGATGGTCTTGAAAGCAAACTTCCAACCCATCTTACGAGACTGCTGCAGGGGATCGGACTGCCCGCCCGGAGCAACCACATATACCTTGAGGTTCTGGAGGTCACTAATCTGATAGGCGTGCTTCGCAATTGCAAAGGCGCTATAGATTTTGTTGGCCGCACCAGAAGTCGCCTGCGTAGTCGCTGCGAATGCCGGAGCGTTGGAACGAACTACTCGGAAGCCCGCCAGCTGATCCACCTCGCCACGCCAGATTTTATCGGGCGCAACAAGTTGGTGAGAGGCTTTATAGTCGGGATCTTTCAGGATGGAAGCATACGCCTGAGACGCAGTGACAAGAACATAGTCACCGGAGTCCATAGGGCGTCCGCCAGCATCATTAAGAAGCGCATCCAAAGCAACCAAATCAGCATAACCAATAGTGTCGGAAGCGGTAAGAGTGGCATCGGAAACCTTGCCGTTGGGGTAGTAAACGGAAGTTGCGGCGTTAAGCACATTAAAAATCAACTGATCGTAGACTTCAGCTGCCTGAAGGGACAGAAGATACATGGTCTTCTGAACAATCGGGTGCTTTGCAGTTAGTTCTCCGAGATCGGAGATACGGGAGAGGAAACCGTACTGTTCAGCTACCGCGTCAAACTGATTTAGAGTAAGACCGACAGCATCCGGCGCAATTCCTTCCGTAAGCTGTACGGGAGATGCCGGGGTAACAAACTTCTCTTCACGAACAAACTGAATCGTTTTCGAAGAGTTACTTGGAATTGGTGCAAGCTCCCCAAACTGGTTGAGGATGGTGTAAAGCTCCGCAACTTCCAGAAGCTTAGCAGAAAAGTAAGTCTGAAGGTCGGCAGCCACGTTACCAGCAACTCCAGCCGTGCCCGTAGTTACGGTCACAACGTCAGCGCCGAAGCCCACCAAGCTTAGAGCAAACCCAAAAATTTTGTTAAAAAGCATTAGATTACCTTTCGGATTAAAACCGAAGGTTTTCCACACCGCGAGCTTCCTGCTCTTCTATAATTGCCTTACGACCTTCCTTTGTGTAAAAGGAGGGTTGTGCAGCCCTAGTAGTAGGAGGAGGTGTTGCGGGAGTTGAAGTTACCGTCGGTCGCGCCACAACAGGAGTGGTTGATCCACTCACAGGTGCGCTTTTCGGCAGGTTCCTTCCGGCTGACGCATCAACCGCCATACGATAAAGTTGTGCAAGGTCTCCAGATCGCTCCGGATACTGCTCTGAGATCTGGATACTTTGTTTAAGCAACGGAAAAGCGTCTAGCGTTTTCTGATAAGCTTCTGAATGCAAAAACTTCCGAATTTCCGGAACTTCCTGCTCCAATCCTTCAATCGCCTGCGATTTAACCACAGAAGCAATGATGGGGGCATAAGGGGCCAGACGTTCATCGACGAATTTACCTTGTACCTTCAGAAGTTCATCCTCATTCTTAGCACTCTTGATATCCTCAAAATATTTCTTAGGATTAGCAATATAGCTAATTAACGCTGGATCATCCTGTTGCTCAGACTTTTTCTTAAGCGGGTCGTTGTTGGTCGCCTCAAGAACTTTCTGCCTGAGTTCGGCAATCAACGCATCTTTGTGCTCGATTCCCTTGACTGCATCATCTACCGTTTTATAAACCGTTCCCGTTGCTGTCTTTAGGAGAGGTTCAGCCTCGACTGGAGTTACTTCAGTTGCGGTCTGCGGTTGGGTTACTGCGGTGGGTTTGACTTCCGGATTTGCGAAAATCTCATCTAGCGTAAGATCACTAGGAGCATCGTCGAAATTGAAGTCTGCGGGTGTTACTGACATGTGCTTTCCTTGTGGGATTTCATGTTAAAATTAGGTCTTGTGAACCTATTAGACGCTCTCATAAAGAGCGAAAACTTTGTCGAACTCGACTTTCTCATAGGGCTTCGCAAGTGCCGCCCTAACTTCGGACTTTTTGGCAATAGCCCGATTTACCTCAGCCTCGTCATAACCTATCCAATAAATACCCAACTGAAGACGATCATAGTCTCGGAGCGTGTCCTGGGGTTGTTCGAGCTTGGCGCGTAACGCAGCCTTTTGAAGGCGCTTACGATTCATTAAAGTTACGAAACCGGGATGGTTGATAAGGGAACGAACTGACTCTTCATCGTCAATATTTTCATTAAATCTCTTTTCAACTTCGACTACAAGAGGTGTGTTAGAGCTAAACCACCAGGCCCTAACCCCTCTAAACCATTTCTTAATGTGGAACAACGCCCATTCCTTCTAGCCCCAAAGCATTCGCGCCCTGTTGCTGTCCAGTTAATTTTGCTTCTGAGAGAGAATCTGCGCCTGGTATTTTCCCCTCATGTTGCACATGAGGAGGCCGTCCACCCCTATCTTTAAGTCCACCAGAGGGGTTTGGCCTGGTGGCACTACTCACTTTTTTTGAGGCACCACCAGACCCGCCCCCACGCCCCAAACCAAGTTTGGCGTGCGCTTCAGCAATTGCAATCTGGGATTCGGTTTGAACTACTTCCTGCATCAACATTTCGCGACGTTGTTCTTGCATCGCCTCCTGTTGTTCCATTTGGACTTCCTGGTCACTCTTCAGGAGTTCGTCGATATTCCTGATTTCCATAACCTTACCAAGTTCTCGGAGACCCTCACCCTGACGCCAGTAGGGAGACTGAGCAGCTTGAGCCATAAAAGCCATGAGGTTGCGCTGTCGTACTGTTTTGGAAGTGGCATAGTTGGCTGCAACAAGATTGAATTCAAAATTTCCTATGATGGACTGGGGATCAATCACCTGCCATTTAGGGATTGCCGGACCAGCGGGGTTCTTGGTAATCAGAACCTCCTCTTGGTCTGTCATAAACTGCTGTATCATGCTTGCGCACATAAACAACAGGGGTTGGAGGATGTCCACTTCGAGATTGCGAATGAACATTTTAAAACGAAAGTTGCTTTCGTTGATTACGCTGGAAATACCGGTAGCCGTTTTATTGTTAGTCGGGCTTCCAGAACCCTTCGCATAAAAGTCCGACACTCCAGAGGTCATCTCAATCATGCCCTTGTAGAGGTCTAAAATTTCATAGTCTCCCGCGCTAGGAGTAAAAATCGGGAGAGGGAACAATACCTCGCCGGGATTGCCGTTAACAGGCACTTTCCCACCGGGGACGTTCATTTGATTCAGAGCTTCATGGTCGATATCGGCATTAACATCGTAGGCAAATCGTCGATTGATTCCCAAGTTCCAGTTGTCCGTGACCATGTTAACAAATTTGTTGAGAGACTCATTAAGATCGGAGATGATCTCCACCCCACCAAGTCCGTATAGTTCATTTGGGAGCTTGATGAAGCTGGTATGGAGAATGGCGTTCCGCTGATGGTCAAAAGGATTAGGCCCATGCCAAAGTACCTCATTACCTTCGTAAATTTTTCTTTTATAAGCGGACAAATTTGTTGCACGGAAGCTTGCTCGAAGATCCTTCCAAGCCATCGCTTCTTTGTCATCTCCAAAGGCGATAGTAGTAACTGTGCCTTCGTAGACATTCCATAGTTCGGCGTAACGAATAATTACGCTCTCGTAGTCATCAGGACAAACAACTTTCAATCGAGCTTCGATACGAGCCATTGCATCAGGATAATAAAGCGGCTGTCCCTTTGCCTGGGTATACGCTTCATTCTCCCGTTTCATTTCGATCCAGGTGCGCTCGGTTAGTTGGGCAAGAATACCCCCATCCGGATCACACATTAAATCATAAACATCAATAGGAGTAATTCTAGGACAAGCCATCGGTACAGCGAAGGGCTTAATTGGCCCCATCTGCATGGCTGGCTGACCGGTGGAAGGATCAATAACAGGTTGACCATCTTGACCCGTTATCGGAACCATCGAGGGCTTTAGAACTGTTTTAAAATCCCAATTCCAATCAACCTTAATTCCACCATGACCGTAGATGACAATGTTACGAACCAGCGACTCAAAAGCATCAAGTAGGTTAGCCTCTTGGAGTTTCTTCAAGAGAATCAAACTCATTGCATCGGAAGCCGCGTCGTCAGCCTGTGTTGCCCCGTCAACTTCAAACCACGGATCAAATGAAAAGAACGCATCCATCACACGGGAGACAATAGTCTCAACGTTTGATAGCGCGTAAGGGACAAATGTATTAGCCCGGTTAGTTACATTATCCGGGAATTTTTGTGCGTCTCGCTGGCCCACATACTGTCTATAGAATGTGGCTCTTCGCTGGTCGTATTGCCGACGAAAGTCAAGCATACGAACCAGATATTTGAGAACCTTACTACGAAGCAGGGCATCTGCCGGATCTTCCGGGTTGGATACACCAGCATTAACAGGATCGGGTCTTAGATTTAGCATTAAGTGCGGCTAACGATACTCAGGTTAAACGAGGATGCAGCAGCGGCAAAGACGGCAATCGCAGTGTTGGTACCCATATCAAACAATTCGACGGTGTTAGCCGGAAGATAGATGTCTTGAGCTGTAGCCGTCGTGATGGAAGAGTCACCAAAACGAATGTTAACGGCAACTGTCGCAACTACTCGAATAACAACATTATTCCCCAATTGAAAAACACCAACAGCTCCCGTTCCAATAGCGGTGGTAGAGGAGCCGGTTCCAGAATCAGAACCTCTAAAAATCGGAATAAACAAGGGTGTTGCCATTAATTAGACTCCACTTTAACTTCGGCATGACGAAGTGCTTGAAAATCCCACCGACCAGCCTCAACCTCTTCAACAACCTTATGGAGCACCTCGTCCAGTTCATCCAAACGCTGTGCTCGCTTATCAGGCGGAGTGGTAGCTAGATCGTGGAAATACATTACAAAGCAGCATTTTGGGCAACCCATGTGAGGTTTCTCCCCAACGGTACCCGCTTTAGATGGGCCAAAATACATATGGGTTCCGCAATAAAGCGCAACCTTTTGGGGGTCCACCACTTCGTTAAGATAATCTTGCTGTTCTTTCGTCAGAGCCAAATAATTGCCTCAATTGAAATGCGAAAAGAGTAGTTCTACAACCCAACATAAAGGTCATCAACCAAAGATGGTTATGACAAACAAGGATAACGCCCACAGTAGGAATCAAAACACTGGTAAAGATTCCTTCGGCTATACCGAACTTTAAAGCAGCCCACCTTGCAAATGGGTTAAGCTCTGCTTCGATTCCTATGTGGGGAAGACGTTTGGCGGTAAACCAAACATCAAATAAAGCAAACGACAGATACAACAAAACCGCTACAAACATCAGAGACGCGCTAAAGTAATCTCAAGAACACAGTTAGCGAGACCTGTGAGAGTTCCCGAAAGAACAATTCCCAACCTATCAAGCGCCTGCAGCTGGGTCCCAGAAGTTCCACCTGTAGTAATAATATTACTAGGGGCGGTACTCTGAACCGTGTTTGCAGTCCCGTTAAGAGCCATTGCAGTCGTCAAGATCGCAATACCAGAACCGGGTGCAGTCGTACCCGTAAGACGCTCAAGGTTAACAGTTGCACCAGAACCACCGGCAACAGCGTGAACCTCACGAACAGCAATGACGGCATAGTTAGACGGGCAGATAAACACATACTCTGTAGTGGCCGAACTAGCCGAAAGGTTAACTACCTGATGAACGGCATTGAGGATCTTATTAGGTCCGCAATATGACGCATCACCAAGGTACGCGATTTCACCTCTAAAAAGACTCATGTATTCTCTCCCTTACTTGAGGATGAAACCAGCGAAAGTCAGAGTATTTGCAGAGGTTCCTGCGCCGGAAAGATTAACCGTGCAACCGGTGTTGGTGATAGCAGACACAAGAACTGCAGGAACGGTAACCCCAGCCTGAGTTCCACCAGTAATAGCGATAGTTACCCCACGCGGAGTAAACGGAAGAGTATTAGTACCGTCGATAAAATTAAGGGTGAAAGACGTGCTTGAACCGTCCAGGATTGCCGTAGCAAGAAACACATAAACGAGTTCTGCCTTGCTACCACCATCAGCAAGAATCTGCCCGCTCGCGACGGGTCCCTGATTGAAATAACTTGCATTAACTGCTGTAATTGCCATTCTTTTTTCCTTTAATTGGAGATTCTATTGCTGAGAGGGGTTTGGCCTGGTAGATATTGGATCACCCCCGATTACTCGCCTCGTTCGAACATTTCGTCTGTTGGACATCCACTAGCAAACCAGATTGCGTATACTGTATCTGGGCTTAACTTCGTGTAGGCTTTCAGTATTTCTAAAAGTTCTGGACTAAAGTAAATCGGACTAGCTGTAGCTGTTATTTGGGTTGTACGTTGAGCTTCCGGTTCCATGTTTGTTTCCTTTCGGTCTCGTTGAAAGGAGGTACTGTGTTGCGTTGATAAGGTGGTCGTTCTTTTTTTGGGGTTTGTCTTTCGATGTACCCTTCAAAGGTCCCTTACCATAGAAGTCCCACGAGTAGGCTTCTATCTCTGCTAAAAATTCAGGCTGTTCTCCGACAATGAAAAGTTTTGGGTTCCTACTGTTTGCGTCAAGAGTTGCTGATAGATACTCCTGCATCGTGTCTCGTCCGAAATCCTCGGCCCGAGGTGCCAAACGGACGGGAACATTTGCATCTCTGTAAAGCATGAAACCCTGTTTGTGAGTTTCAGCGTTTCTAGCAACTCCCCAGTAGGGGTCCAGCAACCAGGTGTCGATCTTGTCTCCTGCACATCGCACGAGCATGTTCTTGGCGTGGTCACTAACAATTAGATCCCTTTCGTAATACACCCGATAGATATAAACGTCATTCCTTGGGGAGATGGCCGCCCACACAGCAGCCGTTGTCCCCGTTGCCGCCGGATCAATGGAAACAATACGTCGCCAGTCCGGGGGCAGACTTTGTTTCTTTAGGACATGCTTATCGCGGTCCCATTGAGAATATACAAGTCCCGCTCGTCTGATAAACTCTCCGCGTAGCCGAGCACCCTCTTCAACATGCCCAGCCCACTTTTGCTTCATCAAAACTTTTTCAGCTTCGGGTATGAAGGGGTTGTTCAAGCTATTGAGGCTAATGAACACCACATCCTTGCGGATACCCTTTAGAAATTCTTTGTGTAGCTCATACACCCAGGGCTTCTTTGAGCCAGAACCCACATCATTTAGCGGGGTGAGGGTTATGAGAATCTTTCCAGCGCAATCAAGAGTTCGCTGGAACAACTCATCGAACACATCTTCGTCACATTCTTCATCAATCCAAACCAGATCAACTGAAGCCGATTGCATTTTCTCGCGCCCGGAGTCTGCGGACTTACACGTCAGAGAGGATTTTCGTCCATTGACATCAACCTGTATCTGGAATTCTGAATCTGACACTCGGACAATGTAAGGGCTAGGAGGAGAAGGTAGTAACCCCGGATGCTGGTGTCCCCTTCGGAGTTTCTCGTTCCAGATAACATCGCGGATAACCGAGAAATCAAGCCCCACTGCCCACACGTTACATCCATGTTCGGGAATCGGAAGGTCTTTTACGTACCGCCAACTTGGTTCATCCCTAAAGTATTCTTTGCCCATGAGCCATGCCACGGCCATGAACGCCCCACGTTCGGTCTTTGAGGAGCGGTTACCACCGATGAACCCGAAGATTTTGACATCTTCTGTGAATCTGGCAAAGTCTTGTTCAATACTGTCAAAGAAAATCCTGTAGTCCGGGTTTGGATCGCTACTCCAATACTTCGCGTAGTGTTGCTGCTGACGACGTTCTTCTAGTGCATATATCGCAAGTAGGGCATCTTCAACACCGTAACCCGCGAGTTTTTGATAGGCTTGTTCAAGATCGGCCATTTAAAATTTGGAGCCTTCTCTCCGGCTGTCACACCACTCTTTAACGGGTAGCCCGGAAGCAGGTGTCGCTTATTAGAGGATTACCTGGCACTTTCACCTTAGGAGTGTAGTAGCCCCAGGCTAAACCCCTCTAACTTGGAAAACTATAAACGCACTTACCAATCAAATACGGAGACAAATGAAGTGTTTCCGGAGTCACAAGGTTCGAGTATTCTGAAAGAACGTTCAACATTTGTAGTCCACCAGCCAAAGCCGATTCAAATACGAACATACTACAAATTTCCGTTCCTTCGGAAGATAAATTCTTGTGAAGAAACAACCCCGCAATATCTTTGAAGTCGTAAGGAGTACCAATTTTGGATCGCGCAAAGGCCATCATTTTGGTATATTGATCGTCGGCTACTGGAATTTCATATCGACGCTCACGGGAAACCTTAGTATAGTCAGCGGGTCGTTCTTGAACCCCGCCTTTTGCATGAGCACCGATATAAGAACCCGTCTCGGTGATAATTTCAACGTGAGACCACTCCGAGAATGTTACTAGTCGAATCGCATCTGATATCGGATCGGATTCGGTTATAAATCGAATCTTAAATAAAGCCATCTTAGGTAGCAGGGGTAGACGTAACTGTGGTTCCGGCCCCAAAAGAATTCAACAGATCAGCAACCGAACTCGTGATAGCGGTGAGAGCGGAATTATAAAGCGCCAGATTTGCTGGAGTCTTACCCGCAAATAACGGATTCGAGAGAATCGCCTGCTCCACACCAGGAACCGCAGCGACAAGTTTCTGTGCGCCGGTACCCGAACTTGCCCCAACCGCAGTAGCGACTTGTTCCACACCAACCACAGAACCCAGGATCGCATTAAATGTGTTAATTCCGACAGCTGCACCGGGATTAGAAGCAGCCACGACACTCTCAACTGCACCCGCAGCCGGAGCCAACGCTGCTTCAATCTGAAGAGCCTTAGCAGCTCCCGTGGTGAAGAAGCTACCAAGCTTCTGTAGAAACGTTTTTACGGCAGAAACAGACATTTAGTTCTCCTTAGAAATCGTGGACGGCTCAAATTTCTTCCTGAGCTGCGCCAAATCTTTTGCTGAAAGGTCTTGAAAGATATTAACGTTGGCGTTGTCGCTAGTCCAACCTTTGAGTTTTGCCAACTGGATAATTCCATTTAGCGCTTTGTCTTCTTGGCCCTTTTCAATCAGCTTGATAATCGCGAAAATAGCCATACCCTCAGCAGCAGTCTTTGACATGCTAGGATCGTTGGCTAGTTCCTTGTAGTAGATATTTCGACGAACCCGGTAGGTTTCTTGGAATGCCTGTGTGCGCAAGACATTCTCACATTCCTTCTGGGTAAGACCCAAATCCTTCCGACAAGTATAATTAAACATAGACACGCCCTCTCGAATCATCGAGTCGGCGCAGTCACTATACCAGTGTTCGGTAGGTTTAATAGGCACTTTTTGGTCTTTGTGCTATATTAGTATCCACAAGGGCCGTAAATACAACATTTATTTTGACAAAAACTTATTAAATATCTGGGTTAGGTGTTGGGTAACGACGCCATCAGAGGCGTGCCTAGCTAAGAAGGAGTTAAATTTAGTCACCTGGACAGTCAAAAGCTTACCCGTAAAAGTGATTGCAAGGTCAACATCGTGGGTAGATACCGAACCGAAGAGAGGGGTTTGGCCTGGCTCTGTGGTGATAGCAAACTTGGTGAAGTCCTGTTGGTCAGATTTGACTTTTTCAAGCAGGGTGTTAAACTGATCCTGGGTACACGGGAAATCTACTGTAACCATTAAACCTTTTCCTTTGGATATTTTAGGCGCATAAAAGCCTTTGTGGTGTCTACAACAACCATTTCTTCAAGTTGTCGCTTGGTTTTCTTGGTGGTCATGGCGCAGGTGAGGCAATGCACCATCTCATGCACTACGTCGGTTTCGCGCTCTCGTTTGGAGTCTTCAGCCAGCGCCGGAAGATAGAAGTCGAAATTAGCTACTCGGTACTCCCATAGAGGTCGAACTCTGGCTCGAACGTTGGGATTATCGGCAAACTCGGTCGTTTTGAACTTGAGGAAGAACTCCCAGTGTTCAAGACCAAGTACGGGCTTCCAATAGTCAATGTAGGTAAGTATTTCTTGGTAGAGGTGTTTGTAGCCGGACTCAAGTCCGTCGAAGGGTTTGATTTTAGTTTTTCCCATTTAGCGGGGGTCTCCATAAGGAAACGGCGTGCGTCGTCTCCAAGGGCGTCATGTTTAGTCTTTTCAATGCTAAGGTTACGTCCTCCCTCGTCGCCGCCTCCCCAGAAACAAGTATCCACGTCAGGGCGGATTGTTCGGTAGAAGTGTCGGGCTTGGTCCATAGTGTGCCACGATAGATCACGGGGTTGTAGTCCAACCCAACCATAATATTGGTTTTTTCGTATAAAGGTTTCGAGAAATTGGCCGTTCGGACCAATAATTCCACAGGTGAGGGATTTGATATCCCCTCGTCGGATCTTGTTGAAGAGTTCTCGTCCGGGTGGATACATGACGCGATGAAGTGCAGGCCACTCAGGGTACCTATCGCCATACCCCCAAGGACGAGTAGTTCCAGTATTTCGTGGGGAACGCGGGTCGAATATCCAAGCGAATGTGTAGATGCGAAGATCAAAGCAGCAACGAATACAAAAAAGCTGGTAATGCTCAATATTCCGGAGAACTTGCTCATAGGCTTCCTTTTTGAACGGTACAAAAGCTAAAAAATCGTCTTTACGTGTGAGACGCCAAGAGAAGTCAAACATCTTCCAATCCCCGCACTGGCAACATCTACGACCCAAAAGATGGGCTATCCGAATCCATAGTCGCGTGACCTCCATCTTGTCTTCAAGAGCGGGCCACGGAAACAGTCCTCCGGCTTTGTGCCAAGCCTGGATACGGTCTAACTTAAGAAGAAAGGCTTTCTTGTGGGCATCCATCTTCTTTTTCTTCCGAGCATACCACCCTACCCAATCTGGGTGAGTCAGTTCTTTCCATGTCCCGTCAGTAAGTTGTATCCAGATTGTTTTTGGAGGTTTGCGTTCTTTCAGTCGTTTCTGGGATTTCTGGGAGTCGCTCCGCTGGGCATTCAGGAGCTTTTGCTTCTCCAGAAGTTGGGCTTTGTCCTCCGAAGCCAAGGATGCGTAACGCTCTCTCTGCTTCCTGTTTCTCTCTTCCAGCTCTTCCACCGTAGCGTTTTTCCAGTCTTTGGGCACGAGTAGTCCTTTCATATCTTTGACTTAGGCAGTGTTTACAGTGTAGGGTTAGTTGTTCGGCAGGAATCAGTCCTTGAGTAAAGTTCTGATAAATAAGGTCCTTACGAGCAGACTTAAACCACTGGAGTTGGCTAGCCTCGTATTCCGCACTCACCTCGACATACAGCTTCCAAAAGTCTTTTTCGTCGCAAGTAGAACAAACACCACCCTTTAAAACTTTTATCAGGTGGATAAGTTCGTTCTCGAAGGAGGTTTTTCTACCGTTTTGTATTACCATAGGCTTATTAGTATCCACAAAGCCGTCCAGTACAACCTGTCATTTTCGGTGCAACAAATCGACAACATTTCAAAAGATGGGTGGCGAATAAACAAGAGTATTATATAATAACTATATATTTTGACCGTGTTATAAGATTATGTGTTGTTGCTTATACGCCGTCCGTCTTTTACAGAGTTGTCGATTTGTTGCACCTACGCCAGGCCAAAACCCCTCTAAAAGGTATGAGGGGTTAGCCTGGATTACGTGCAAGTGTTGTAGAATGTGTAGGTTATGCGACTTATAACTCGGCCTACGGCCTCACTATAAGTCTTTTGTTTTCATAGGGTTAAAGTAAAATCGAAAATCCAAAATTCCAAATCACAGTTCTGGGAGAGGGGACCCATTTTAATGAAACATAAGGCGAGCGATAAGCCTAAACCCTTTGTTATCAGTACCTTTTCGCGTGTGGCGACGCACGTAGAGAATAGTTTATTCTTTGCAAGTGGCTTTGTTTTGTTATACATACGAGGTGTCTGTAAGTCGTTGATTCTAAAGGCTTTATGCCTGACAGAGCGAACGGATGCAAACTAGGTCATGACAAAGCGCCAAAAAGGCGAAGAAAAAGCGAAAATTGCCGGAGCGAATCGACCCGGAAAGTGCAATCGGCTCTCGACTGCTGCCGTGACTGGCCCGGTTGATGTTTGTCGGTTGAGTAACGGACCTACGAGTCCGACAACGTTCCGAGTGGACAGCGGGGAAGGTGAAAATCCTTCCCCCGCACTCTACACAGGATGCATACGCATCGTTCGTACTGTGATTGACAACCTAACAGACTAAGCGATAGGGGGCAACATGAACGATTATTCCTCTACACTGGCTAAGTTATTCGGTTGGCGTTTGATGGGCGACATTACCACGGACGAGTATGTCACGTTGGTAGTTGAAACGCAGCGTTTGTTACTTGCAGGTAAACTAACAATCACTGCGCATTGGCCATATATCTGGGAATCTCCGGAGGTGTTGTATGGCTCAACCCGTTGACGCCACTTGCAGACTCTGTTTCAAACTACGTCGTGATTGCGAGTGTATCGCAGGGCGACGTGGGGGCAAACAGATTGACGACTTTCATCCAGCCTTTGCCATTGCTCACGAGTACATCCGTGAAGAGATGTTCTTTGGCAAGGAAAAGCACAAGACTGCACTCGAACTTCTCAAGTCATCCAAGGCTATGTACCTTGAGGATTACATTCAATCTCATGGGCGGAATCTTGAAGGATTTGAGCGTATGCGTCTTGACAAAGACGACCTTAGGCTTGAACGTATGGCTGATGGCCGATTATTCGCTACCATGCAAAAAATGCGTGATAGGCGAAGCAACGGACCTACTACGCAAGGGAGAGCGGCAGAATCGAGTCGTGAGGTAATTGCACGATTCAAGGCTGCCCGTAGTTTGCCCCAAGCAACGTAGACTCTACCGTAATCCAACGCAACATCTTGCACTCACCCAATCACGGTGAGAGAAAGTAAGTGTGTTATGCCTACTCCTATCGTTACCGTATCGCAACCAATCAAGACTCGTGAGCAAATGAATCAAGCTTTGAGCGAACTTTTGTCGTCCGATCATGTTGATTGGACTAACATTGGCGTCGTGAAGCCTCACGAGGAACGCACCGAAGCTGGTGCAAAGACGGGTGAGATTCTTGGTATGTATCTCACATCGCAATTCCGTCTTCCGGGTGTCCACGCCGCAACCTTCGATGGAGACAAGTTCTACACGAAGAATCTGGCCGTAAAGGTCGATTTCTTCAAACTCTCCGAGTCCGAGTTTGCTGTCACACCCACCGCTGCCAAGTCCGAAGCTGCCAGCATCGACGCTGGTACGCTCAAGGAACGCATCGCACAAGCGAAAGCTTATGCGGCAACCAAGACTCAGAAAGTTGCATCTCCCGCTTAGTCTGTTAGGTTCACCTTGCACTCGCCCCACCTTCAGAACACCGAAGGTGGGTTTTTTTTTTTGCTCTGGCGAAAAAAGCGAAAGAAAAGCAAAGGCATCCCGAACGGCTGAAAATCGCACTCGAACCCGTCAGCCAGATGCCCCGCAATCGAGCGGAAACGGGCCTAGAATCCACCGAAACGGCAATCAAGCCACTACCCCACCGGAAAATCGAGAAAATCGCACTTAGCTCGATTTTGAGCCAAATTGGAGGCTTCATCATGTATGCGCATATCACACTCGCAGTCAGCTTCGGAGTCATCTTGGGTTGTATGGTATGGGCGAGCGTACATGACGCGCGACGTACACATACGCGCGTACTACCTCGTGCGCGCCATTACGTAGGCCCGCACCCTGTCATGCGCACACGCATATAGCACACATGCAGGTGTTACGTGAAGCGCGCAGCGGTATTGTATCACTCAACTTCCTTGGCTCACACCTTAGACCTCCTCGTAAGGAGTTTGCCATGATCTACAAACATGTATTTGTATTCCAGACAGATGCCCCGTTAGACCAGCACCACCATAACCTAGTGGACAAGTTGTTCTTCCACATCGGCGCACAACTGTGCCACACCTTTGATCTACGGGCCTGTGTAAATCAACCAGCCAATCAACCCATCAAGATTCCTAACGCATTGTCAAATGGACAATCCTACACGCTAAGCGAGGAGGAACATGCTACGACTAACAACAGCGAGTGGAAGCATTTACCACATCGACACAACCAATCGTAGGTGGGCGCGTGTCCACCACTCCCCACACTCAACTGGCCTACGCACGGAACAAGGCACATTTACACAAATATCGCCCATACGCATCAACCAATGCCTTGTGATTGCTGCGCCGCCCATTGACAAACGTTGTAGCGTGCGTATCATCGAAACCAGTGAGATCACCTCAATTGACTACACCCCGGACCTACTCATACACATTCCGCAACGGCTTATGTTAGCGGATATCAACCCCCAGGCTAACCCCTCTCAACGTTTGACTCTGGATAAAATTGTTGAAGAATACGGAATGTAGATGGCGAGTGGGACGCTTAGGCTTATGAGCGTTCAGTTTGCCAATGGGCGACAGTATGTGCCCATTTGAGGGTAGGAACACCAACGGACTACAGTCAGGCTGACTAACGTATCACAACTCCGCATTGGTGCAAAACCTACCTTCAAATGGTTACATATTATGTTTGAAGTCCTTCCACGTAACTGCCACCATAGTGCAACCTTGGAAAAGGCCACACCTATTGTGATAGTGGAAGCCTTCCAGCGACACACAGCCTACGCTTAGGCTAGAACATTCTCCATATCCTGCGTCCAGCTCCACAGGCAGGGACAGTATAGAGTGGGGGGAACATAAACTCTCATTGGAAGATGCCTGTGTGTCGTTTTATGCTTAGTCACAACCGGAGTCCGGCAATGAAGACTCAATCCCGAGAGGATGACCAATGATGAGACAGCATTTAACGCAAGTTTCAAAAATCAATGATTTGTATCAGGGTCTATGTGACTGTGGAACCGCTTGGACGGCTACGAAGTATATTTCGCGTTGCCCCGTCCAAGCCGATGAGGACGCATCTCCTGAAAAAGAAGTGGTCCAAGGGGAGGGGAGAGCGCCCGAGATAGTGATTGCAAACATCACCGTCGGTCAGGCGTACGAATGTGGACGGCGGCAATTCTTGGGGCCGATGGAGTACTACAAAAGTAAGTATGAAAAAACCTTGGCCGAACTCACCGCACTCAGGAACGCTGAGACGCCAGAGAGTGCGTGGAATAGGGCAATCAAAGCAATTCTCTCAACACTTCGTCTCTACGAGGATAATCCAGAGTTTGGGATTTATTTAGAGACATTACCCTACACCCCACCTAACCCTCAGACTGGACAGGAAAAATGAGAATGTATCACATTACAGACCGCGACTTTGAAGACTTCTATGCGTTGATGGAGAAGATCGAGTCCGACAGCAAGTTGGCGTATGGTAACGGTCCTGTCGTCAACCAGAAATATGTTCTTGAGGAACTTCGCCGTAATTATCGCTATTACTTTATCGGTTGGCGAAACCGCATGATGGGCGGAGATACTTACTTTCGTGGTCCAGATCCGCCTCGCGATGATACGCATAAATACATCCGCGCTGAGATCGATAGACTACAAAGATTATTGCCCAAGGCGGACCCTCAGATAGCGACAGACTCTTAAAGGAACACTCCGATGAAACGAATCCTTCAACTCGGAACTTTCGGCCTATGCGTGGCAACCCTCCAGGCCCAAACCCCTCTATCCCCACCACATGACCATAAATTCTTCGACAAAACCAACCTCTCGTTGTTCTCGGCGGATTTCCTCACCCGCACACTTGACGCAAAAACCACGGAAGACTTCCTACACAATCCCTGTGGATGCTTCCACGAGCAAAACATTCCTTTCGCCACTGGTACCCGTGTTGGCACGTATGGTTATTCGCTGGGCATTGCTGGGGTTGTTGTTGGCTTGTCTTATGTTGCTCACCGCACAGGTCATCATAAGCTAGAGCGATTAATTCCGCTTGAAGATGTGGGATATGATGGACGATTGGTTATCAACAATATCAAGTTGAACAGGAGCAAATAAGTGGCTCGCGGACCTCTTCATAACGTATATCGGCGCACCTATCATGTTGCGTGCGCTCTTGAATCGTCCAAACGCCCCATTGAACGGCAGTTCTCGGTGTTGATGCACAAAATATCTCACGCACTCCACGATATTCAAACAGGAGAAAATCCTGAAGTTTCTATTAAACGAGCGTTGGAAGAAGAAAAAATCCTACGTAGATACTTATAAAGAGGGGTTGGGCCTGGTGGAAGTGGGTACCATACAACGAGCAACGAAGAACGGTTATTGTTGAAAAGGGGACCAAAAAATGCGTAAGCTCATTATTAAAGAATCGAAGTGGTATCGCGGGTTAGGTTCTGGCTCGCGGTTGTTGGTCCCGCTAGACGGTCGCATGTGCTGTTTGGGATTTGATTCGTTGGCGTGTGGAGCTACGGAGCAACAAATCCTTGGCGTCACATTTCCGTCGAATCTCGTCCCAACATTGGAAAAGCAGAAGTGGTTGTATATCTGCAATCCCAGCGCTCGCGACATGGGTTCCTACCAAAGCCGTATTGCAGAGGTGAATGACGACAGAAACATCACAGAGAGCGAACGCAAAAATCTCCTATCTGAGCTATTCCGTGAAGGTGGCAACATCGAACTCGTCTTTGTCCCATAACCCCCACGCAGCCCTCCCCAGAACTGACATAACTCACCAAAGGAGAACCAAATGATTGTCAAAGCAGCAAAAGTTGAAGTCAAGGAAGTGGAAGAAGAGGGTCTTATTTGCTTTCTTGAGAAACAGGTGTTGTTGTTTTGTCTCAACTACATCTACGCGGGTAAACTTGTGGGCGTGAACGACACTTTCGTCAAGCTTGATGATGCAAAGGTCGTTTATCAAACAGGGTCCTTTACTTCGAAAGGCTATGCCGACGCACAATCCGTCCCAGGTAATGTTTGGTACGTGCAGCGTTCCGCTATTGAATCTTTTGGCGCGGGAAAGTAGGACTTCCATGTTGCGAGCACGGAAACAACGCTGGTCTTGGTCTGGGTCTGGGTCTTGGTCTGGATCTAGGTCTTGGTCTGGGTCTGGGTCTTGGTCTGGGTCTAGGTCTTGGTCTGGGTCCGGGTCTGGGTCTGGGTCTGGGTCTGGGTCTAGGTCTTGGTCTTGGTCTGGGTCTTGGTCTTGGTCTGGGTCTGGGTCTGGGTCTGGGTC